AGGGTTATGACTAATAAAACTATGAATGCTATAGGAACTATAGAAACTTTAGATAAGAAGGTTGCAGAACTTTCAACATCAATTGATGTATTACATAGCACGATTGCAGTTGAAGTCCAACACCAAATAACTAAAGGACTTGAGCCAATTATAGAGAAACTGATAGAGGAAAAGAATAAAGAATTAAAAGACATTATTATTTCTTCTATGACTAAAGCACAGAAAGCCCAAGAAGAAGTTAAAGAATTAACTAAACTAATGAAAGGTTATAAAAGTTCTAACACAAGAATGAAAAACAAAATAAAAGAATTTGAGGAGAAATTAAAATGAAATATACAAAATATGTAACAGCCAAAATAGAATATGATAATGATGAAACTTGGGAGGAAACTGAAAAAGACATCAATGATATAATAGAAATGCTAACTAACTTAAAGCGTAGAGCAACTATTATTGAAATAAAACAAGGAGCGAATAATTATGGTGAATGACGATATTTTCAAATGTGATTCTCACACTACTAAGGGAGAGCCTTGTAGGAGTTTAACTCATATAATGATACCAAGCAAAAACGGAGAGCCACCTAGTAAAATTAGATGTAATTTTTGCCATATGCATTGTCCCCACCATCAGCAATTCCAAGAAATGAAAGAAACTCTAATTTCATTAGTTTCTATTCTTTTTGGAATCAAGGGTAGTAGAAGTGTATTCAATAGCATTTGGATGCTTTCTCCTGCCACAGAATACTCTCATGTAGACTACAGTAGTTTTATGGAATCATGTGATGATTTAATAGAACACTTAAAGGAAATAAAAGAAGAGGTAGATAGTCATGTCAATGATGGACAAAACTAACGAACTCCTTGAAGAATTACTCGCTATGATTGCTAAGAGCAATAAAATATTAATGATGGTAAATATTGTAAACATAGCGACCATCATAACGATAATAACGGTGATAATATGAATAATGAAGATAAGAAAGAAAAAGAAATAAAGCAATTGAAGTATAAAATAGAAGTATTAGAGGAAAGAATTGAAGGCTTAGAAAAAGACTTGGATTCTATCGTAGAGAACAGCCCCGACTTTGGAATGATAAAATATTGCATTGAAGAATTACAAGAAGTAGTTGCCAATATACACAACCAACCCGTCGGAATCTTATTTACCCGCTTAAAGAAGTGATAGTATGAAAGTAGTTTATGGCCATACAGATTCTATTTATGTTCAAGTAGATTCGGTAGCGAAAGCACAGATGATTTGTGTAGATATTCAGGACAGTGTAAGAAAGCATTTTCCTAATGTTATGGGATTAGAGCAACACCCAGTTGTATTAGAGTTTGAAAAATACTATTCGGCACTAGGTGTTGGCACAACTAAAAATAGAAACGCAGGAATGATTACTTGGAAAGATGGTGAATGGTTAGATGAAGCCGAATTTGTTATGACCGGATTTACTGCTAAAAGAGTTAGTGAAACAAAGTTAGCCAAAGAGGTTCAAACAGAGGTTTTGAAGTGGTGGGTGTCTCAAGAAACATTAGAGCAGATTAATTCTAAACTAAGTAGCACTTTTAATGATGTTCTTAGTGGTAATTATCCACTGGAGAATGTAATTAAAAGAAGTAGACTGAGAGAAGATAGGTTTACAGTGAGATGTCCTCAATGTAAAACTAAGTATGATTTAAGAGAAATGGAAGAACTGAAATACTGTAAAAAATGTAGTGTTAGTCCTTCTAAGTTTAGAACATTAGAAGATAGAAATCCTAGTATTGGTTCAGGAATAGCGGGTGTAATTTATGCTTGCCAAAGCAATTCCAACACCTTTGATGACTCTTATCTTTATCTAAAGGTAATAAGTAAAGAAACATTTACTCATCCTCTGACTAAAGAGAACAAACAAGTTCAGTATTTAGCAGGTTCTAATTACAAAGACTTTGAGGGTTCTTTACCGGACTGGAAGCACTATGCGGAGCAAGTCGTTAAAAAAGCAGAACCTATTTATCGAGCGATGGATTGGGATATATCTAACATAAGAACAGGAACAATACAGAAAACATTAGGAGACTGGTTTTAATGAATTATGAAAACGAAATTAAGAATATGAAACAATATACCTATAAATGGAATCCCGAAAATTATGATAAACCAAATGAGCCAATATTGAAGGTTAGTAAATCTTCATTGGGTTCTTTTGATTGGTGTCCTAAAAAATATGAATTCAATTACATACAAAGATTACCTCAAGATACCACAGAAGCCATGCTAAAAGGAACTGTATTACATAATCATAGAGAAGATTTCTTCAATGTTTTTGATATCAAGAAAGCCAACACCATGAGCGAACATGAAATACTAGAGTATTGCACTAGTCTTATGCCAATAGATGACTACTACGACATATCATTAACCGTAGCCGCATTTGAAGCGCAGAGATTTATTGATGCTAGAAAAGAGAACAAAGTTCATGAGTATTTACCTGCTGTAAATGAAGGGATGTTTGATGCTGAAATAACAGTCGAAGCAAACTGGAATGAAAAGTTTCCTCTAAGTAGAGATTATATTATACATATTCAAGGCATTATTGATAGAATATTTGTAGAAGATAATAAGATTATACTCTTTGAATATAAGACAGGTGGATGGAAAGACTACAAAGCAACTAGCATGCGTAAAGAAATGGCCTTCTATCAATTACTATTAGAAAGTGCTAGTGATGTTGTATTAGAGAAATATGGATTAAGTAGAGATATGGAGGTTACTCATTGGGGCTGGTATTATCCGGTATCTAATCATGTTCAAGTTGAACCAATTAAAAAAAGAAGTATGACATCGGTAAAAAACAACCTTGCTAGGCTGATTCATGCCTATGAACAAGACCATTTTTCTACAAAGTATTTTTACAAGACTTGCGCTCATTGCAGTTACTTTGGTATTTGTGATGGTAATATGGAGAGTTGGATAGCATGAAGTTACAATTTGATAACGGTATCGCTAATATCGAATATGATATTTCTCCTAGCGGAGATAAATTTGCTAGAGTTAAACTAAGCACAGATAATAAAAAAATAGATAATTTATTTTCTGAGGTTAGTGATTGGGTAAAAACTCAAAAGATTGATGGCGAAGATTGTGAACATACTGTGCTACTTATGAAGCATAAAGAACCTTATATGGTTGTATTCAAGAAGGTGATGATTGATGGATGAATTAATTATAAACAAAGTCCTTTCTAAAGATTGGACTTTTCAAGAAATTGCACAACTTCACGGAACTATTGATTCCTTGTCAAATGAAGTGGTAAGTGAGATATCTCTACAAGAGAGATTTGACCTTATCAAAGAGTTACGGATAAAGGATAATCATGTAGGTATGCCTATAGAACAAGTAATATCAGAGTTAGTCCTAGTTAGTGTAAAAGTAGAAGTGGCGGAAAAAATAAGAATAATGCTTAATAAAGCAACAGTAAATTTTGGAGGTAATAAAAATGAAGTTTCCGAGAGAGATGTGGGCGGGAAGTCACATAAAAAACGCACCACAGATGAAAAGAATAATAGTGAGGAATAAGAATCAATTTCAAAGATTCGTTGCTTCACATAATGGCAAAGCCAATGTCTATACTACAGTCTATGACTTTGAGGAGTTTAGTGAAACTGCTAAGGTTGATTCGTCTGTAATATTAAATAGAATATTCTTTGATTTCGATGCACATGAAGATGAACTGGCTGAAGCGTGGGAAGATACTAAATGTATGATTACTTTTCTTGAAGATGCAAACTACAACTTATTCTTCTCCGGTAGAGGCTTTCATTTATTCGTGCATGGTGAACCTACTGATACTATAAGAAATATTCAGTTCTACTTTAGAAAGGCTAAGAACTATCTAGAAAGCATTAGAGGTAAAAATACCACGCTCGATGATAGAGTAGGGCAGACCACTAGACTAAGAAGAATGCCAAATACTGTTAATATGTCGGCAACTAACAACAAAGGAGAAATGTTATTCTGTATTCCCTTATGTGAAGATGACTTAGACTTAACTATTGAAGAACTACTAGTCCTTGCTACTAAACCTAGAAGCCCTACTAAAAAGATAAATGGAAGCAGAAGAATAATATTTCCCATATCCCCTCCATTGAGGGAAATTGAAGGTGAGGTAAATGTTCCTAAAACAATAGGCTCAATGCCTATATTGCCTTGCTTGTATAATGCAATAATGACAGAAAACCCATCTCATCTATCTAGGGCATATCTAGTGTCTTGGTATCGAGACTTAATCTCAGGCTATCAAGATTTGAAAACTATGCAAGACAAAGAAGATACCTTGAATTTAATAGTGGATGAACTGGAAAGAGTATTTGCTTCTTCCCAAGATGTATGGTTAGATTGGGATAAAATTACAACTAAAAATCACGCCAAGTTCACCGTTTATGGAAACTATAACACCCCCCATTGTGATAAGTTAATTAACGAAGGATTGTGTATAGGAAAGTGTTGGAGGTATTCTAGTGCTAGTAATTGACTCTAGAGAAAAATCTCTACTTGCAGACTTAGTTAAGAAGAAGGCTAAGTCACTTAATATTAAAACAGATGTTAAGTGGATAGAAGTAGGTGATTATGTTTACGATGATGTTTGTTTCGAGGCTAAATCAGCAGTAGATTTTCTAGGTTCAGTTCTTAGTAAAAGAATGTGGACTCAGTTAGATAATATGGATAGGTGTTATAAAAATAACATACTACTAATCTATGGTGACTTAGATAAGGCTATAATGAAAGTAATAGAAAATAGCAAAAGCAAATTACCAATACAAGGAAGAATAAAACTATTTCACAATAAATTTCTAGGAGGCCTATCTAGAATTATATTAGATACAGATGTTAAACCTATTTGGGTAAAGTCCGAAGAAGAAGCCGCCCTCATTATTACTTCTGTTAGCAAGATAAAGCCTGTATCAAGAGATACGATACAACCACAAGTCCATAAAAGATTATCAACCGACGACCTACGACTAGATTTACTAACTAGCATTAAAGGGGTGTCGATTAAAAAAGCAAAACTATTGATTAAAAACTTCGGTTCAATAATGGAAATAGGTGAATGTTCAGTAAGAGAACTATGCAAATTAGAAGGGTTTGGAGATACCCTTTCCAAAAGAATACTCTCCACTTTAAACTCCGAAGATAAGGTGAAAATATGAATGAAAATGAAGAATATGAAATACAAGGATATCAAGAATTATATGAGGACATAGACGACTTCAAAGAGTATGATAATGCGCTTGTAGAAAGCGAGAAAGCCTACAAAGAATCTCTGCCTAAAGTAGTGTTAGACTATGTTAAATCAGCAGAAGAAGTTTCTCACTACAATGCTATACCCGCAAGCATAAGTTATTTTACTATATTAGGAAATATATGCAAAGACTTTGTGCATATCCCAAACGGTAGAAACCATGAAGATGTTAGAGTTCACTTTTGTTGGGTTCAAACTTCGGGGACTGGTAAAACTACATTATGGAATTTTGTAGAGGGAGTATCGGATTCTGTTTTTAATAAGATAAATCAAGAAGGAACACACCCTCCCTTTATAGACCCCGATACTAAAATAGGAGGTAAAAGATTTAGTGAAGATAATCCTAATGGATTGCCTCTAATGGATAATGATGGCTTTCCTATTAAGTTTAATACCTTTAGCGTGATAGATTATACTGATTCTTCTTTGATTGGTAAGTTCGACCAACACATGACAGAAGAAGGAGAGAAGCAGTTTAAGCGTAGAGCCGGAGTATTGGAAGGAATGGGATTAGCGCATTGGGATGAGTTTGAATATTCTGGTATCTTCAAACAAAGTCAGCACAAAGAAAATTCGATTGTGTATCTAAATACTCTCATGAATTCACTAGCAGGCAAGGGCTGGATAATCAGTAAAGCCTTAGATTCACAAGAAGGCAGAATAATGAACTGCTATGCTATGAGGTCAGTCTTTGCTACTACTTATCCTCCTAATAATATAAATCAAGTCATGGCAGAAAAGGGGGTTCTTCAAAGAATGCTTCTGTATATTTGGGAAGTTCCTGCATACAAACAACATGAAATGCGACTTAAGCAGTATGCAAAGTCCGGAACAATTGAAGATGTAGATACTCCCGTAGAAACTTTTTCTGATGAAATGTTCGAGATTTACAAGGAACTTAGAAAGAAATACTATCAGAACGGCGGCAATCCCCTTTTGACAATTGAATACACTGATGAATATCGTTCTAGTTTGATGGAAGCATATAGACAGTTGCTAGGCGAAATGCGTGGAGTTCCAGAGAAAGTGACTAAGTTAGCATCTACTTTCTTATCTAGAATAATGGTAACTTTGATGAAAGTGTCTACGCTATGTTGCATAGCAGAAACATTAGAGAGAAAAGAAGAAGATAGGTTCAAGGTTACTGGAGATAATGTTCGTTCAGCAGGTCTAATTGTGCGACAATGTTATAAGACATTGTTAGAGTGGTTGGAACGAAGCCTAAGAAGTAAGAAGCCGGTATCAGCAAAAGCAGGAGAGAACTACAAAACAATGTTTACAGAAGCATATGAGGGCATGAAGAAAGATGATAAAGGCTATGTAAACAAGAAAATGTATATGTTAGAGGCTAGAAATAAATTAAAATTATCAAGGTCACAAACATATGAAGTTTACAACAAATACGGCAAAGGTTATTTTGAAGAAATTAAAGAAGGAAGAAGTTTCTATATAAGAATAAAGAAAACAGGTGATGAAGAATGATGTGGGAAAATACATTTTTAGTGTTTGAAGTTAGTAAAGGGCCGAAAGTTATAATTGAATCTCTGGATAATTATGGTAAAGAGGGTTGGGAATTGTGTTCAATGCTTCTTGTTGCAGGTAATCAGATAGTCGCTTTTCTAAAAAGAAAAGTCGGAGATGAAGAACCTAAAGAAAATAAGGAAGAACAAAAGATTGCTAAACTTTGGTCTGCTGATGGTAAGTGATAGGATGTCAGTCTTAGCACTTGACATAGAAACAAAAAATATGTCTTATGAAATAGGGGGATTCTCAAACACCCATATGTTTCAAGTATCTACTGTTGCCACTTGGGATGGAAATACTGGAACTGTTTATGTTGATGAAAAAGTTGATTCTTTCGCTAAGTCAGGCCACATTATTAAATCTCTTAGAGAGTTAAAATATGATTTAGATGACAGTTTTGAAAAGGGAGTCAAATTACTAGGACATAATATTGCGGCCTTTGATTTACCCATTCTTAGAGATTCTATGGATATTTACTGTATTAATAAATTTATTAAGAATAATCAATACATAGATACTTCTAAGATTTTATTAAAGCAACATAAAGAAAGATTCCAACTAAAGAATTTAGTTAAATGCACAATGAACGATTTTAAATTGATGGATAGTGCAGATGCGCCTAAGTTATGGAAAATGGGTCAATACGATGAAGTAGTAGAGTATTGTATGAAGGATACTCAATTAGTTTACGACCTATGGCAGATAGGTAAGAGTCAAGGAAAAGTAAAAGCATTCTCAATAGATAAAGGAGAACACAAAGAACTGGAGGTGAATTGGTAATGGATGGTTGGGATTGGTTCGGCCTTATTGCCTTTCTAATCGTTCTTATGCTTCTGTTCTTCGCCGCTTTTGGTGGTTCTAATATCACTGACCAAAGCGTAGAAGATTACATGAGGCGTTTGATGCGAGAAGATAAAGGCGTTAAGTGATGGCATTAAAAGAAGTTTGTAGATACTGTGACGAATTAACAATACCTAGAAGAATCAGAGGATTCTATTTAGGCTCGGATGAGCAAGTTAATTTATGGGAATGTAGGCATTGTTTTGTTGTTTGGTCTGATAAGACTAGGCGGTAGAGAAGAAATAAAAATCTTCTCTACCGCCTTTTTTTTTGGTTTTTTAAAAATCACCAATTTTTAGATTAACAAAAAGTGAGCCTGCAAAATTAATCTTTTTCATCTAGTATAATAAATCCTATATCTTCTTTTTTATCGTAAGTTAAGTAAATAATAACAAAGCCTAAAATAAAACCAACTAGAAAAAACACAAAAAGTTGGCACAAAATATAATTTAAAATCATGTGAGTGTAATTGTTAAATCATGTGTTGCTGTGCAAGCCACCCCATCAACTGTTGCGCTTGCATCTATTCTAATAGTAAAAGTATCTCCCGCTTGTGGAGTATTACCACTTTTACCTACTAGTTCTAATTTAGGAATATAATGATTAGCAGTTCCACCGATAGCCCTAAAATTAAACATTCCATGAACAGTTGCACTAAGTCCTGTATTAAATGTCGTCGAGTCTACTTGGTTAGCATTAGTAATCACATTTTGAACCATGATGACTATAGAATTGCTTACTGATGATGAAACTAAGCCTTTATTAACTGAACCACTAGAAGCATTAACTCTAACTTCAGGATTACTGATGCTAGAGCCATTATGTCTAATAACACATCCGATAGCAAAACGAGCCTCAGTGCTTTGTAAAGAACTAGTCCCGTTAAAATAAGCATTAGCCTCTAAATCGGTAGCCGAAATATTTTGATTTTGAGTTGTTCTTGTTGGAGAAGATGCAGTTCCAAATGTCGAAGTTGAGCCATCGAAAATACCCGTTGAAGTTCCATCAAAGGCAAGAGTATTTTCATTATAGACTCCAAACTTAACAGCGTTATTGAAATTACCTGTAGCCGCAGTTGCTATTGTAATAGCAGGAGTTACACCTCCACCGGCATTAGCCTCTCTTTCAGCACAAGAACCTGCAATAGCGAGATAAATGATAATCACACTCCTAATGCAATCCAATCATTACCGCCAATAGCAATACAAGTTACACCATTAAAGGTAGCAACCGTAGCATCCGAACCTGCGCCATTAATATTATTACCATTTCTTCCAACAGTAATATTACCACCTGTTGTATTTAAAATAGTATAATGCTCTCCTTCTGTTGAAGTAGCAGGTAAAGTTATATTTGCCGAACAAAGTAAATATCTCCCTGCGTGGGAGGCTTCTGTTAAAGTAGTGGCGGTGCTTATAGAAACAGTAAGCAATCTAGTGCTTCTAAATGTTCCTCCATCTTCTACATCTAATGTAGCATCGGGACTAGAATTACCAATTCCTATTTTATTTCCACCAGAATCTACAAAGAACATATGAGTTCTATTATCGCTTTCTATTCTTGTATCAATAAAATTAGCCCCTATCTCGTTTATTACAATGCCATCTATTCTGCTTATTTTCATCATTTCTATTTCAACACTGTTAGAAAGAGATTGGAAAATTAAATCAGCATCAGCACTTGCTGATTGTATATCTCTAATTACGGAAGTAATTCTATTGTAATCTTTATCTCCCGCAGCGTTATCTTTTCCTCTAAATCTAATCGAGCCTATTTCATCACTTACCGCAGGGCTGGCAGAGTTTCTATACAATACTAAATCGGGCGCATCAGTAGCCCCCGCATCAGTTGATTCTATTATAATAGAATCTCCCGAACCACTTGTTTCAACATGAAGAGGCGCATCGGGACTATTAGTTCCTATACCTACTCTTTTATCTGCTCCATCAATTCTTATTATTTCTTGTCCTGCACCTCCACCATCACTATCATTTACTTTGAAAATAATATCTTTATCGGATTCCTTCGCTTCTATTTCTATATCTCCTGCATTAGATTGTATTGTTAATCCTTCTGTATAAGTTGTTCCATTCTTTCTAGCAATACTCAAACTGTTAGATTTTTTATTTGTAGTTAAATATTGAACCTGTGCGGCACTACTTCCTCCATTTTGAGAAGAAATCACTGCAATTATTGTATCTCCCGATGTCACATCTGCTACCTTATCAGCAGTAATGGTAGCCCCTGCTTGTTGATTTCTAAGTGCTAAAGCGCCACTATCAGTAATAACCAATAAGTGATATAAATTAACACCGCTAGAAGTAGTTAAAGTAAAACTATTACTTCCTCCTAAAGTTATAGCCTTTCTTTGTCCTTCAAACATAATTACCCCATCAGCAACCGTTCCCGCAGTATTGCTACCCATAGTAATATCAAATCCACTAATAACATAATTTCCTTGTATTCCTTGAGATAAAGATTTTATTAAACCTGTATGTGGAAAATCAGCACCATCTACGATTTGATTCAAAGTATTTCCTGTTCCTTGTTGGCTAAACGCATTAGGATTTGTTACCATTCTACTCTACCTCCATAATAATAAAAATTTCTAATGTAGCATTATTAGCAATCGGGCCAACAGCATCAAAGTTAATTCTTTGAATCATGTTTTGATTTCCCGAAGCATGATTAAATAAACCAACTTCTCTTATTATATTGCCGTTCAAAGAAGTTCCAGCAATAGAAATTTTAGCCTCTATTACATTACTAGTAGAACCACTTGTAGTAGGCGTAATATTAAATCCTAGAGGAACATCCAATGTGTCGCTTATTGGGTTAGTGGAATTTCCTCCCTGCCCAACATCGGCTTTTAGCATTAAAGTTCTAATATGTGCGGCTACTTCTTCCTGTAATTTTTCTGTTATCATAACAAATCTTCCTCTAATAAATTAGTGAGCGTGATAGTTCCACCTGCAAATCCAAATGTGTTGGCGTTTGTATTTAGTGTTGCCGCAAAGCCTAATTGGAAAGCCCCCGATGCTGTCCTAGTCCTAATTAGTAGAGAAATTTCCTTCAACTTAACTTTTTCTAAGAAGTCTATTGAGGAACTTTTCTCGTTATGAGTTAAAGTCCTTAGAGCATTAGAATTAGACTGTGACTGTAATAGTAATTCTGCTAATACATCTTCTAACTTTTTAGAATATTTACCCATCTCTATAGTTACAAATCCATTAATGGGATGAGTTACATCTAAAACAATATAGTTATCTAGATTTACATTTTCTTGTCTAGATTCAAACTGTATTATATCTCCTGCTCTTAGTTGTTCATGACCAGTTGGTATAACTCTGACTTTTACTTTTTTATCAAGATTTTCGTGTATTCTTAGTAACTGGCTTGCTCTATCGTCTACATCTTGTTGTGTAATTAAAGTAGAATCAACTTCCTCAAGTGTCTTTCTACCAATTTTTTGAATACTAGATAGGTTTTTTCTATCTGCTTTATGAGAAGCACCATAGACGATAACTTGATTATAGAAATCAAAACCACTATCAATAGTTTCATAGTCCACCATTTTATCATCATTTACTAAGATATTAGTTCTAAAGATAGTATCATCTCTAGGTTTAACACTAAATGAATTTTCATTAATTATTAAGGACAAGTCTTTTCTTTCTAATATATAATTGATTGCAGAAAACAAAGAAGTCCCTCTAAATTTAGGAGCGATAAACAACGGAAATGTTGGAGAAGTGTTATCAAAAGTCAAGCCTTCTTCTTCAAAAAGTTCATTTATTAGAGCCTCAGATTCATCTGCTATTGTTACAGTAGAACCAATACAAGCCCTAGTTGGCTCTATTTTTAGTTCTTCTAATGAATTAACTATGAATGTTTCTGAAAAAGAGGCTATCCCGTTAATAGTTTTCTTTTTATCAAGAACTATTGCATGTTTTCCATCTACTGTTACTAGAGACGATAGGGCTGTTTTAACAGAATTTTCTCCGTCGCTTATGTTCATTTCATAATTACCTACCGGCAACAATGTAGTAGTTGTTGCTTTAGTAGTAATAATGTTTCCTCCCCCGCTATTATTATCTAAATCAACAGCAACAAACATAGATAAAACTGCTTCACTGGAAGATAATGCGCCATCCCCTTCATGGTAGAAGTAGTTATTTTTTATTTTCCCATATACTTTATCTTCGTTTGCTATCTTTGTATATTCAGGTCTTAGTGTATTTAGATGTATTTCATCGGGATGAAAATCATATAAACAAATAGAGTTAGGTTGCATCACTCTATAAGCCATATTATTTGTTAAAGTAGCACTTGTTATTATTTTCACATTACTATAAATAGAATTGGCTTCATGAGAATAAATATAAATTGGGTCTGCTGTTCTTCCTAAGCCTAAGTTAGCATCTCCTATGGTAGTTGGAGAAAGAGTGCCACTGTCCTTTTCTGCTACTAAATAGCACCCAGTTAAATCTACTAATTCTAGCCAACTATTTAGACTTAAAACTCCAATTCCATCTAAACTAATAGTATACTCATATAGAGTTCCATTAGAAGAACTTATATCCGTTTTACTCCAAGATGAAGAAAAAAGCCTTAGTTTAAAACCTATAAATGCTCCATCAGCAGGACTGGCTCTATCACTATCACTACTATAATCGTGTAAAGTGGTTGCTTCTCCTTTAACATAGGTTAAGAATTTTTTATAATGATTTACCGAAGTTAAGGATATTATTTCTCTATCAGACAATGAACCTGTTGGGCTTAGATTTAATCCGCCTCTAAAAGTTCCACTACTACCCAAGATATCAGTATTATTTCCTGTTGATAATAGGTTTGAGCCTCCTTCTATTGGGTATGTGTCTAATATCACACCTATTGTTCCTCCGTGTGGATTCTGTCTAGCAGTTCCAACTACGGCTAATTTTTCTATTACATGACTAGTTGCTCCATCCTGAGAACCATAACTAGCGTCCGTTAGCAATCGGTGTGCATTTGAAGAACCAAAAACGCTAGGTAAAATTACTTCACTATTATTTAATAGGCTCAAAGCCGTCCCACCATTATCTACTCTAGCAGTATCGGAGGAGTCTTCGCCATAGTCATAATTACTACTTTTTGGCACTATTGCCCCCTTTAGTGGATGGTAATCTGTTGAAGCAGTCTCTCCGAATAAACTATCTCTATTCTTTCTACCGCCTATTGTAGTAACATAAATGTCAGTTATTCTAAATGCGTTTCTATTGGTGGTGCTATCCATATCCGGTGTATTAGTAGTTCCAACTGTAGTATGAAACTGTAAATTGCCACCTCCAGATATTATACCTATATATTTATTGTCAAGTGTGAATATCTCATCTCCGGCAATCAAGTTCACACTAGAAGTAAATTTGATTACATTTGCCGGATTACCCAAACTATCTACACCAATACTATCAATTACTAAAGAAACCCCCGATTCATCAGTTGTGGTTCTTCTAAAGACACTGCCACCAAATTCACTGGGACTATCAAAGTATATTTCATTAACATCTTTTTCGGGATTGATTAAGTTAAAGTATTCATCAAAAACACATTCCGTTAATCTCATCAATCCAAATCTTTTCAATTGAGTGATATCATCATCAGTAGTAAAAGATAAACTTTGAAAATTATCGTCTTTTAATATTAAATTATTATTTACATCAGTTACTCTTTTATCTTCTAACAATAGTAATTTATATTCGCTTAATGTCTTTGTCGCACTACCACTATTTACATGAAAGATGCTATCTGTTCTAAGAGAGGAATATGGAAGAAGGTCGGAAGTAACATAGAAAAATAATCTCGGAAATGAATCGTCTACACTTTGAAATAGATGGTGTTGTGCGGCCATGATTGACGATATTCTCTGGTTTGCCCTATCCGACGAATTTATATTGTCCCTAAACATTCTTCTCTGTGAAGTCATTTTAGAACCATATATTCCATGATGCCCTCTTTTATCATAAGGAATTTCTTCACTTGAGCCTCTTTGTGAGAATTCAGTTATGGGAATAGTGCTATCTGCTCTAGGTTTAAATTTATAAGCAGTTTTATTAAAACTAGATACAGTTTTTCTCCCACTATACTTTCCTGCAAAGGAGAAATCAAGGCTAAGAAATGTATCTTCAAAAGTAGTCGGTTCTGTTCCTAATCTAAAAGAATCTGAATTTATTATTTTATAATAAGGATTACCAAACTCCGAAGTAAAATCAGCAGTAGCACTTCTATGGGCATTGAAAGGAACAAGCCCAGTAGCAGTGTGCTTATGATGAGGTATTGAGATTATTTTTCCTCCCCATAAGTGGTTGTTATTTATTAAATTAATATGATTTCTACTTCTTTGGCTAATAAATATTTCATCATTTATATCAAAGTCTACTACATTATTACCGGAGGTGGCTGTTCTATCTAATAATATAAGGTGAGTAGTAGTATTACTAGCAGGGTTGCCTGAACTGATATGGTCTTGCTTTTGTTCTATTGTTAGAATATCTAATACATATCCTATGAAACCAAAGGTCTCCGTAGAACCGCCTGCAAAATTATTTGCGAACAACGGTTCACCTATCTTCACTTTACTAAATCCCAATGCTGTGTTTGTAGTAGTTATGAAGGGGTCTTTTGCTGTAGAATTACTTGTAACTGTAAAAGCCAAAATCATATCTTGATGTATTCTATTGGCATCTATACCTTGAAAATCAACAGCCCTACCCAGTGTAATTGGAACATAAGGTGCTAATTCTATTTGAGTAATATTATCTTTTTTAGAAGTAGAAACGATTTCAAAGTCTATTAAAGTATTAACAGTATCGAAGGTAGATTTAGTTCCTGCACCAATTTCATCCTTTAATACACATTCAAACGCACTATCCGCCTTAATATTTTTAGGTGAGTTTATCTCATAACCGACTGCTTTTTCGTGAGAATTAGAACTTGTATTAGGTAATGCAGAAACCTCAGCCCCAGTAGAATCTATTGTGTTACCCGCAGTAAAAATTAGCCCTTTCCCTGCTGAACCCGTTAAAGAAGTAGGAGAAGAACTAGCAAAATTTGATGAGCCTAGCGATTTATTAAACATATAGTTCTTTTCATTTTCTTTGAATATATCATCTCCTACAAATACCGAGGAAAGTAGGCCTGTAGAAATATTAATCCTTTGTAATGAACTACTGCCTCCTCCCGAATAATTAGTTATTGAAGTAACTGTTCCTAAAAAACCCCTCTCAGTAAATATTTTTTCTCCTGCAACCAAAGTAGTATTGAAACCTGCTGATATTATACCTGTATCAATGCTAGTTGTTCCAACTGCACTTGCCGCAGGAACACTACTGCCACTATTTCCTGTAATGACTTTTGTTAAAGTATTAGTAGGGCTATTAGTAGAATAAATAATATCCTCACTAAATGTAGTGTCTTTGTTAATAATAGGGGATAGCAACTTATTTAGTTTGTTTCTTCCTTTTATATCTAAGAAGGTCTGAGATTCTTCTTTAACAGTATTTATTTGTTCTACTTCTCCCTCAAACTTAAGTGAATATACTATATATTCTCCTCTAATAAATTCTAAAGGATTAGCGTAGTAACTGTCCCCTGCATAAGAAATAGTTATCATAGATTTATTCTTATCTACTGTTGAAACCGTAGCCAGCAATCTATTCTCATTTGTCGAATTAAATAATATTTCTAAATTATCTGTTCTATTAATTAAATTCATGGTGGTTATAATTGTATTATCTGTTGGATTATATGCTCTCCTTGAAAGAACATCTCCATCAGTAGGAGTAAAACTTAATGAAGAAAATAAATTTCCTGTTTCTGTTCTCTTTTCTGCCCTAACTGTTAAAGTTTGTAGAGTTGCCGGATTAGTAAAAGAACCTATGCTAGACACTAACATTATCTTATCTTGTATTTTTACTTCATCTCCTACATTAAGAACTGTTCCTAAATCATATTCTGTTCTAATGTTAAAAGTATTTGCTGATGCTTCGGAAACAAAAGAGGCGTTTAGGTTTACAAAGGCATCTAAATTAGCCCTATGTAATAGATTTCTAACCTTGTATGGGTCAAAGACATTTATCTTTTTATTCATTATTCTTCCATTATCTACTATTCTACTTTCTGAAAAACTTCCTTGATTTATTGAATCTCTAGTTTCATTATCTATAACAGCCGTTATAAGATTACATTTTTCCGGAGAGTGACTATAATGTAAATATCTAGTTTGTCCTAAAGTATCTCTTGTAGTAATAGAATTATCACTACTTCTTCTAGCGTTTATGTAGGCATCTTTATACACATTATAGTCAATAGTAACTGTGCCGCCTTCATTAGAAGTATTGCTACCACCACTACTTTCATCTAAATCTCTAAGTTTATCTGTCATTTTAACAACTAAAGAATATTTACTGTAATCTACTATTCTTTTGCCAAAGTCCGAAACTGTTCTAAAAGTTATGCCATCCGAAGCATGTTGAGCAATAGTTACTGTGGTGGAACTCCCCATCTTACCTAAAGCATAATATTTGGTATTGTGGTCTAATTGATTCTTTTTATCTAACCTATCATTAAAGAAATAAAATAACGGTCTAGCGCAGACTAATCCGTTTTTTAAATCGGCACTAGCGGCATCTTGTTTTAACCCAACCGATAAAGCAACAATTTTATTGTTAGTATCATTTATTCCTGTAATGATTCTATATTTTGTTCCCTTTGGTATTTCATTTCCTAATTTTGGTTCAAATTCAAAAGCATCGCAGGTGCTAGTTCCATTACCGTCATCTTCTACAATTAGGTTAGTTATTTTAGCAAAGTGGTGTTTCTTATCATCATCGGAATGAATTAATACAAAATAATCTACTGTATCAAAATTATTAAATGTTAAAGTCAATCCACTTTTTATTCTAAAGCCCTTTGTTGTAGCCCCGCTAAGTAGTTCCGAACCTATTGTCATACTAGTGCTAAGACTATCATCAGCCATAACAATAACAGAAATAAAATGCCCATCTGTTACACTACTTGTATTTTTAAATTTAGTATTAGTAGGAGTATCTTCAGATTTTCCTGCACTTACTTGGTTAGGGGCTGAAGGTTCTATATTGAATGGCACTATTCATCAACCTCCTCAAATCTAAGATACACTAAAGCGTCACTATAAGTTGGAGTAAGATTAGTTAAAGTAGAAAACACATCTTTTCTTTTATTTACTATCGACAACTCATGAAACTCTCCCATAAATTGTTTATTTGTGCTTGCTGAACCTGCTCCTGTATTTCCTTGACCATTAGCCCCTAAGAATAAATCCTCTCTAGCAAATATAAAATCTCCACTATCTTGATGAGTTTCTTTCAGTATTCTAGAACCGTTTAAGTAAATAGAAACTTCTCTACTAGTATTATCAAATGAACAGGCTATATGAAATGAGTTATTTACATAAGCAGGGTCAGCCCTTCCTCGAACAAAGACTTCGCAACCCGCATTTATTATCGCTTCGTTCTCCGAAGAAATACTATTGTTAGGAAAGTTCAACCTAGTAGTGCCTTTAGCAACAACAAATCCTATGTTTATGTATTGTGAATTTTGCCTTATGAATATATCTGTCTTGCCGTCACTAGCAAGAGAAACTTCTGTATTATCTAATGAAGAAAAGTTTACCTGTTCTGTTCCACCAAAACCTAAAGCGGGGTCATTTATTCCACTAGCCGCAATAGAAGTAGCATCACCAATTTTAATAAATTCAGTTCTTCCATTTACTAACCCAGTTAAATCGTCATCACTAGAATATTTAACAAAAGAAGAACGATTTGGTTCTATAACAACAGGGCTAGTAAATGTCCTAACTGCATTACTTCCTATTTTTATCTTAGCCATAATTTTGTATCTAGCAGGATTGTTTCTAGTTCTACCTGTCATGGTGTTAGGGTGTGTTCCGGTAACTTCTGAATTTAACGCTTCGTTTACTAGAAACAAAGAAAAATTAGTGCTGTGAAAAATAGCCATTTCATGTGTATCTCTTTCAGTTTTATCTAAATATGTTTCTCCTTGTAGAACCGCATCATTAGTTTCTGTAACTAAATGGGCTGGAAATATTTTCTTTGAGGTTAATCTATTAGGAACAGCCGCTTGACCACTAACACTAGTTCCTGCCCCCATTATATCATATGGTGTGACTACTGCTTCTATTGTAAACGAACCAATATGCGCCCATATGCCATAAGTAATATCATCTGTAGTATCACTAGAAGTTCCAGCATCGGGTATATTCTCGGCATAGTCAATAGTAGCAAAACCATTACACATTACGGGAAATACTAGACTTCTTTGTTTTCCTACAAATATATTATACATTTATTCACCTCAAGGCAATACATCTGCTATGGTAAATTCCATGTTAAATTCAATTTCTACTGTTTCAGCCGCAAGGGTAAAACCAAAACTAGAAACAAACCCCTTCAATCCTGTGCTTGTTACTGAACTAGGAAAGGTATTATTAGCCAAAAAAGCACCATCGTTGTCTAATTTTTCTTGTGCTGTGCTTCCTCCCCCATCTCCCCTAGCCTTGAAAGTGAAGGGTATTTGAACCGTATCTGTTCTTTGATTATAGTTCTTATCGACCTTAGAATCCATTAAGATAGTTATCTCTTGAAAGGCTTGATACTCATTTATTCCTGTGGCATCTACACCCGAAGCGATTAACTGTGCTATTTCTTGGGCAGTGAAATTTAAACTTTTTATGGCAGAATCTTCGTTATTAGGGTCTACTCTAGTGTGGCTTCTTTTAAGAACAGAATCTACTATATAACCAGTCAATTGTAATCTTCTTTCTGCTTTACCAGTATCAAGAGCAACTGTTCTAGCCTGACCAAAACCGATTCCCGCAAAAGGAATGGTAAAGTTAGGTATATTTTTATCTACACTAAAAGCGGCAGAGGTAACTTTTAGAGGAATAGTGTCTACTGTTAAATCACTACCACTAAATTTCCGTAATTTCAAATATACATAATCTGTCATCTACTCACCTCATAATATCGAATTTCTAAAAGAAGAACGCCTATTTATTTTAAGACTAACCATTCTACCTATCTCATCAGCCATTCTTCTCATTTCTTCCTTAGAAGTATCTTTAGCATTGATGGTTATATTGAAATTATTTACAGTAGAACCCATCATCTGCCTAGATTGATTATTAGTATAAACCCTAGAACCCGCAGGTAATTTAACTAATTCCGGCCCTCTTTCTCCAACAAGAGTTGTTTCTCCTAGTCCCACTATTCCTCCTCTTGCTTTTTCTTTTATACCTAAGAATTCCCCTACTTTACTTAACCCACCACTAACCTTATCTTTTATTCCTTTTAGAATCTTAACCTGCAATACAGCGTCTTTAAGTTTCTCAACGGTTTCCTTAACACCATCCCTAACTATATCTTTAAGGAATTTATACACTACAAATCCTAATAAAGCCACTAACCAAACTTTTATTCCCAATATGAAAGCAACCACCATTACAATAGCCCCTGCCGCTACTGCTAGTTTTCCTTTTGTTGATAGGGCTTTGAATTTTTCCCCCAAAGTAACAACCAATCCGCCTATTATTCCTAAAGCAAAAGTAATTATTGTTCCACCAAAAGTAATTAACAATCCAGCCGCTAATTGTAATAGTCCCCATGTTAGGGTAACTAAACTATTAACAAAATCAGTAATGCTACCATCTCCGAAAACCACATTCCAAAGTCCTTGTAGTCCTTCCCAAATAGTAAGAACAGCAGGTAATATCATACTAAGACCGAACAAGAACACCGTTTTAGCGGCTTCAAAGGCTTTCATTATAGTTGGGCCGATTAGTTTCAAGGTTATGAATAAAATCGCAATAAAGGCTAAGAAACCAAAGAACAACTTACTTACAAATCTAACACCAGTATAAATACTAAAACCAATAGACTTTATCATCTTTAATGGTTTATAGGTTTTAAATCTCAACTCCATTTTCTTTCTTTCTTTTGCTAGAAAACTTAATGGTTCGCCCTGTTTATCTGTAGCCTCATTAATTAACTTTAACTGTGTCACAATTGCTTCATTTTGGCCTCTTGTTAATCCTTTTACCATAGCCGGAAATGACCTTTTTATCGGGTCTGCCTTTGCTTTTATATTAAACATTTCATCGGCAGATATTCCTTTTCTAGTTCCTTCTCTTGTTATTTTTCCTATTTTATTTTCTGATAATGCAAGTTCTTTTTGTGCTTCTTTTATCTTTTTTTCTACTTTTAACATCTCTTTAAGTTTCTTTTTTCCGGCTGGCATCGAGTTTAGTTTTTTATCTCTGTCTAGTTGTAATTGCGCTACCTTCTTTTCAGCATCCATTCTATCCTTCATGGCGGTTTTTAAGTTCTTAGTTTGCTCCTTTATGAGTTTCTTATGGTCTTTTCTTTCTCCCATTTTATTTAGTCTTTCAGTAACTTGAACCTCGTAAAAAGATTTAATTCTGTTCTTTAGTTTTTTAGCCTCTATTTGTTCATTTAATTCTACTTCATATTCTGCTTGAGTTTTTCCTAGTTCTCTTAATTTATCGTAGTATAGTAACTTATTATTAAGAATCTCCGAATCCATATTTTCAGCAAGGCTAGATAGATAACTCATATTAGATTTTATTCCCATAAACATTTTTGGAATAAATTTCTTTATTGATTGAAGAGAAACAGTTCCTGTTTTTCCCTCTAGTTTTTCTTTGAAATCTTCCGGAGTAGTGTCACTTCCTATGTTCTGCCTTCCTAGCATAAATCCAGCACTTGTTATAAAACTGCTTTTCTTCTGTAATTCTCCTTCTTTTTTCAGGCTTTTCATAGTAGACTTATGAAGATTTTTTTGTAGTCTATGTTTTTTAGAAATTAACTTTATATTTTCAGTAAAAAATCCCAGTATTCTTTTTTGACCCTTAAATTGGAATTTATACAATCCTAATGTTGCTTTTATTGCTTTTTGAGTTTTACTTTCAGTTTTTTCTGCTTGGTTTCCGGTTTGTTGAAGATTCTCTCTAATCATTCTAAGAGTGCTACCTACTAATTGTAGAGAGAACCCTATTTTACTTATAGCCCTAAAACCACCCGGAATAAATCCAAAAACAGCCCTTCTTATTTTAGCCGCTTCAAAGGTAGCGATTCTAATTTCTTCTCTACTAGAAGTTAAAAATTCTGCGAAGTATTCAAGAACGCTCCCGCCCTGTTTCTTATACTCTAGTAATGATTTACTACTAAATAATTCAAATTTTTTAGGTTTAGCCCTATTACTCAACGCCTTTAGAGTATTATTAAATATAGTAGTTCTTTTATTAGCCCTAGTAATCGCCACCCCAAGTTGAGTTACTTCATGGCCAAATTCATTTGTCTTTTTACTGCTTTCCTCAACAGTTTTATTGTTCTCTTTAAGGTTATTATCAAATTTTTCAATTCGCTTATCTAGTTTTTTAAATGTTTTATCGAATGCTTTTTCAGTATTTTTCAAGTGGTCTTGTAAAGTAGCCATAGTTCCACTAATATTTTCTATTAGTTCGGGCAAACCCGCTAAACCTAATTTATTTAAATTAGCCTTTGCTTGTGCGGCCTTCATAGCCTTTACGCCCATAACTTAATCACACCACCTATACCTTCATTTTCTTTTGAGCCTTCTCTATCTCTTCTGCTTCAAGTTCCTTAACCGTTTGATGTATAAATAACATTTCCTTAACTAGACTTACTGGCATTCTATACACTTCTAAAGGACTTATAGAAAAAGCCGTCGCTAAAGTATATACTACTAACTTCGGTGCAAAGTGAGGAGGGCATTCTCCTGTTCTAACTGCCTTCCTCATCATTCGTTTTTTTCTTCATCACCACTATCGGATAAAGGATTTGGCAAAATTTCTTTAATTTGGTCGCCAATATAAGGAGTTAATTTTAGAATATCAATTGCCGAAAGTTTAGGTTCAGTCTTAACAATAAAGTTCTCAACCATATATTTGAACATACCATTAAGGTCAATATCCATATTTTGAGTTCGAGCATCAATCTTCATCAAAGTATTAACTGCTCTATCAACTTCTATCCAAGTAGGTTCTTTTACCCATACTTTCAGATATTCTTCTATTTCGGGTGCTACTTTAATATAATGTAGCGTAGGCTCTTGTGCCGCAAACAGCACACTCTTATCACTTATTATTTTCTTTTCAGTCATATTATCCACCTTCAAAACCAACAAACAAACAAACGGTGTTGGTGGAATGTAACTTATTCAGACTTTGGTTCTTCTTTTTTCTCCTCAGTCTTTTTAGTTGTAGCCTTCTTAGGCTTAGATTTAGCCGCAGTCATTTCTGCTTTTTGATTCTTTATCATTATCATTTTTTCTTGTCTTGTAACCAAATAATCACCCCTGCAAAACCCAATGTGTTTTAACTGTGCAAAGTGTTAGATTTCTAGGCATTACTGTTGCTTCTACTGCAATTGGCCCTTTATCATCTGCAATTGGGAAATTATTAGTATTTACAAAATAATCAGTAAAGTTTAGAGTAATTGCTTCTCCATTAGGTTTGGTGAAGACTAACTCAATAGTTTGTGTTGTGTTTTCTGTATCATCTCTAAGTGCTTTGTATAGAGCATTGTTGGTAACATGGCCAGTAAATGAAATCTCATATGTCCTTTGTGCGGGTAAAGATTCTTGAACTTCCTTACTTCCCACTCCTAAGAATCTTCTTTCTGCGAGGTTATTATTCATGGTCAAAGTTAAGGTGTTAATCTTTAGGAAGTTTTCACCTAGAACTTTGAAAGTTCCATCAGAAAAGAAGAAAGGTTCTCTAAACTCTTGAGCCGCATTTGCCCCAGTAGATTCTCCTTCATAATTGAAGAAGTCTGCTTCGTTACTTACACCTCTTCTAGCATCATATTGTTCTGTTTCTTTTGGACTGTGAACATTTCTAGGATTTAGGCTCAAAGTCATCTTAACTTCTTCATTTTCATTTGCAGTCATTGTTAGAGTATTAACTCTATTTCCTCTAGCAATTTGAACAAAAGAGTTATCTTCATCTTCTGTTACAGTAAATGTTAGACTTGAACCAGTAGCGGTAGCGGCAGTAGTTAATTCTGCCTTAGTGCCACTAACAATTTGTGCAATTTTAGTATGAGCAGGAATGCCTGTTCCGCTAATCAACTGACCAACTTGTAATTTTGCAGAATCAGCATTATCTGTATAAGTAATTGTAGTGCTTCCCGAATTAGTAGTTCCTGCCGCAAGGCTAAAACTAGTAGTATCTGTTCTAAATGGTGTAGTTGCCGCTAATTTACTATCACTTCTTTCAATAGTAAAGGAAGGTAAATTGTCTGTATCTGCTTCTTGAAATGTATATGTAATAGCGTTTGTTATTTGCCCATCTGTATTAATTGTTGGCCTTATCAAAGAATCCATATTAGCAATATTTCCAACTGCGTTATCTGCTAAAGGCGGGCAAATATCTTGACCTATTGTTCTGTAAAAGAATGGCCCAGTATCAACAAATCCACCAATATCTTTACCCGTTCCAAAAGGAACATTAGCGCCTGCTGAATCTAATCCTTCAATCATAATAGCATTCGCATCGTTTGAATCTGCTGTAAATCTATCATCGGGTGAATTATCTGATGCGGCTAATTCGGCAGTAGAACAATTAATATTAGTGCATCTCCCTAAGAAATAATATAACCAAGCACCATGATTTGCTACAAAATTTAAATCACCGTTTCCAAAGTTAGTAATTCCTTTGTATTGGTAAGTAAAGTTTCTAGTTCCACCTAGAGAAATGTTTGTCTGCTTAAAGTCCGGCTCTACTGTTGGGAAAGTAGCAGATTCTAAAATTCCTAACCATTGGTCTGATAGTAATCTCTTAGCAGTAGAAGTTGTTGCCGGAACAGGTGCGCCATATGCTCTAATTATAAAATAATCATCTTGATGGGGAGTAACAGTATCGGTAATAGTTACAGTATCAGCAGTATTAGATTTTATTCTATGAGTAGATATTAGACCATCAACAGTATATCTTTCCAATAAACATCCCGCATACAAATCTTCTAACAAAGAAAAATTGCCAGTAAATCCGGATGATGCTTTTATTTGATTAGTCGTAACTGACCCGTTAGTTGGAAAGGCAGAACTTCCTCCTGCTTGCACCCCAACTCCCAAATATAAATCACATTCGGGTATAAATGTTAAACTTGTTCCTGCTCCTAAAAATATATCTTGATTCAATGCCATAATAACCTACTCTTTTAAACTTACATACTAAGACGGGATGGTTAGTCCAAATCTCTTTACCTCAAGCGATACTTTATATCCATATAATCTTTTTCCTCTATCATTACTTTCGGTTCTAGAACCTAAGAACAATTGATGAATTTTCGAGCCATCACTTGCGGTAAATCCTCTTCTATTATCTTCTATTACTTTTCTTAAGATAGCGTATAAATCTCTTAATCTATCTCTTCCATAATTTAAATTATTATTTGCTCTTTCGTCATGTATAACTCTAAGGTGCAAAGTAAAAGAATAAGTTTCATTTCTAATATCATAATGAATTGTTGGGTAGGCTATGCTTTGAGAATCTTCAAAGACCAATATAGTTGCTCCGCCACCACTATTACTCATATCATATCTACTTCCTTTATTTGGTTGTAGTGTTCTAACATCAATAACAGTGGGAGTAACTATATTTCCATCTAAAGATAAAGCGTCTCTAGCCCTACTCCATCGAGAAGAACTTTGTCCTGCATCAGTTCCAGTTAGTAATTCTACGATAATACTGACTTCATCCATGCCTCTACCTCCTGTTTAATTGAGTTATTCACTTTTTTAAGTATTTCTTCTTGTGCAAATTTAATAACTTCTTCATCACTAAAACTAATGTCTATCCCTAATTGCTCGGATAATTGTTGAGTTGCTAGTTGTCTTTCTTTCTGTATTCGCACTAGTTCATTTATTTCCTTCATGCTAATATAGAATGCCATAATAATCAGTCCAAGAAATAAACTAAGTCCTTTTTTCCATTAAGAGTTTCCATAGCCTCTTTTCTAAGAATATCATATTTTTCTTTTGTAGAAATATTAGCCCCTGTTTCCGCCACTAATATGCTTTGGTCATCGTGCCTTAGTATTTCAGCCGCTACTAATTTAGTTGTGGCTTCGTGTATTTGAGCAGGAACTCTTCCCTCTCCTGCTTCATATGTTACTACAATAGAGTTCTTACTGTGGAAAGGATATTCCTGCATAAAGAATATTCTTCCTTCATCTGCAATAGTCCAAAAATCTCCTAGCCTTCTAACATCCTCTTTGTCAGTAAATCGAGATACCGAACACACACTAGGAACATCTTGATTTACTGAAACAAAATTAAGTGTATTTGTTCCAGCAGTTATTCCTGAACCGCTATTTAAAACAACAGTAGTTGCATCTGTAATAGAACTAATTGTTTTAGTTCCTGTTATTCCCGTTCCGCTAACAACCATACCAACAGCAAGTTTTGAAGAATCTTCAACTGTAAGATTTGCAGAAGATAAAGTAGTAGTGCAAGTTTGTTGAGTTGTTATTTCTACTACACAATCAGAGCCATCATCTCCTGCCAATAAAGAAGAAATTAGAATATTACTTCCGCTACTTTTATCTTTTGAAGCATAGAAAAAGTCTGAAATAGATAGTTGACTGGTTGTATCTAGTAGTGACTTATGATTTCTAGCCTTCGTGAAAGATTGAGTTTTACTAGGCTTTTCTTCATTAATTAGAGAAATAAGTTCATTAGCAGTAGTCTTTATTCCAAACGCATTGTTAAATTCGCTGTCTAATAATCTTGGAGAAGAAGTTGTAACTATTTTATTTGATGATTCCAAATTAAAAGAATAAGTGCTATTTGGTGTTTTAAGGGTTATTATTTTTATTTCTGTATGATTTTCTAATAGTCTTATTTGCGCTTGAGCCGAAGCGAGTTCCTCATATTGACTACCCTGCCAAACTTGTAATGATACAATCTTTCTAACCTTTAATTTTGGTAGTTGTATAAATCCAACATAACCACCATAATAGGTATTCATTGGTAAGTTTTTAAATTGAAAATCGTGAAACTCATCTCTAGTAATTATAGGGCGATACGAACGCTTGGTTGTTTCATCAACTGTTCCTTCTATTCTTTTTATTATCTTACCTACTTGCGCTCTAGTAGGATAAGTTGTGTCGGTAAAATGCGCTATTTGTAACATATCTGCAACAGAAGCAAAGTCCGTGTAAAATCCTACTCCTTTGTCATATGCCCCAGTAAAAAATCCCAATGCTATTGTATAGGTGGCAACCCCGTTTACATTCTCATCAAAAGAATAGTCGCTTGGAAATCCAGTTGTTCCCATCAATATCCCTCTATTGTTTCTCTAATATCTAGTATTCTATTACTTAGGTCATCTAAGTGTTCTCTCATGGCTTTATTTTGCCCCCTTCCTCTTAGTGGGCTTAGATTAAAAGAGGCATATTTTTTAAGATAGACGCTATAAAATACTGAAACATCTTCTTCATTATCTACCATTTTTGGCTTACCTTTTTCATCTTTTTCACCGCTATCTACTTGCATTAAATCTTCAACAGTAAATGCCGACGCTTCGTATTTATCTTTACCGAACTCACTACCTTCTATTATCTTAGAACCCTCAACAATCGCAGTTTCGGAAACTAAAGGAAGAAGAATATATATTTGAGCCGCTTGCTTATTAGTTTCATAGAGTTTAATCCATCTTTTAGTAGACATTTTTTTCTCTACGCTAATATCATCTAAGTCTTGTTTGTTTAGTTGCTGTGAACTCAACCTTCTTCTAGAATCCGTTCCACCTTCTGCCGGAGTTATCTTAGGAGTTGGAACAGTTGCCCCCGCAGGCCCAACTATATCTTTATCGCTATAAGAGATTCCTAGAGCGTCTAACAGTCTTTTAGAATAAGATTCAGTAGAACCAAAAGTGCTAGGCAATTTTACATTTTTTTCTCCTGTTAAAATATAATAGTAAAGGTCTGCCTTTTGTCCTTCATTAAGACCTAAATCAGCATATTTACCGATATCAGTTTGTTTAACCTTATCTTTTCTATAAAACACATAATCGGAAAATGCTTCTCCATACTTTTCTTGCACTACTTTAAAGTCGCCTTGTTCTATTTGTCTTGCTTCTGCTTCTGTAATAGGTTCGCTTCTTCTATCTATATATGCATATTTTAGTCTCTCTTGGCCTTGAAAATCTGAATCAAACAGAGCCTTATCTTTAAATTTACCAATTCCTTCTCTTTTTATCATTTCAAATTTTTCATCAAAGAAACTATGAACTATCATTCTTATCTTATTGTTACCAAACCCAAACTTATCGTATGCTTTTTCTGCTTTTTTATAAACAGGATTGTCATTAAAAATCAATAAATATTTATTTCCATCTACTTCTATTTCAGTTGTAGCGGCTCTTAATTCATTATATTGAGCAATTATTTTCTGCCTCTCTTCTTTTAATTTATTGTAGATTTTTTGCCTAGCATTCTTATTTTCTTCACTATCTCCCTTTAGTCTATCGGGTATTCTGTATTCTTCCATAGGTATCAATGGATATTCTTCTTCCGCAGTAACATCAAAGTTTAGATTAATAGCAAACGCTTTTGGTATTCTATACTTTAAGGCAGTGAATTTACTATATTTATCTTTTATTTTACCATCATCATCCGGTAGTGTTTCTTTTACTCTCTGTGTTAATGTTTTTACTTTCTTTTGTTCTCTAACAAATGAGACCTCCACCATTAATTGATAGAGCGTTCCGTCTTGAACCATAGTGTTAAAGTATTCATCACCAATTGTTTCATCAAACCACTGTTCTAATTTTAAATTAAGTTCGTCTATAAACTTATAATCAAACTGTAGGCCATCTTTAATTTCACCATCTTCTATATATTCATTCATTGACGAAAATTTAATTGCGTTTTCAATTCCTTTTTTATCTATTGCACTATCAATTAAGATTTTTCCTCTCTTTGGTAGGAAAGTAACTTCTGCGCCCGTATATCTAGCAATTATATTTTGTGCCTTTGTAATTAGTTGTTCCATATCGCTATTTGTTGGAAAGGTCATAACAGAGTGTGCATTCTTAAACCCCCTATTGTTGCTTTTTGAAAAACTTAATTTGTTTTCGCCTGTTATAGTTTTAGCAGTTTTAAATCTTATTTCTGACTCTATTTCTAACGATAAAGAATCACTTTCAAATTCTTCATCTGACATATCTGCTTGCGATATTACAGCAACAATATCCTTTCTAATTTGTTCTCCTACATTAGCAATATCGCTGACTACTGTTCCACTTAACTGAGCAACTAATTTTTCATCAAACTCAGGATTATCTTCTTCTATATTTTTAAGACTCGCCTCTGCCAGCATTTTTTCATCTTCTTCTTTTCTTTTTTCAGTCCTTCTCTTGACAAAACTACTGTATGCCTGTCTGTTAGATTTTAAGTATAAAGTAAGAGGATTCTCTAATAATTCTTCAAAAACACTTTTTAGTTGTTCTATTAATTGTTTAGGGTCATTATCTCTTGCCTCTATTAAATTTATTGACTGCTCAATGAGTTCAACGAAACCCTCGTCTTTACTAGTTCCTAAAATGTATTTTTCCATCTGTTCATTAATAAAATCTGATGCGGCAGGAAATCTTCTAGTTACTCCATCGTAATCAAAAGCAACCATTTAACCAACTCACATTAACCATTTAGCCCAAGCCGCACCTTTCTGTATTGCACTACCTAAACCTAAACCGCTTTGTGGTGGTTCATAACTCATTTGTCCTTGAGCATCTATCCAATATGGTCTACCATATCCATCTGTTCCGCTAGGTGGAATAGGATATCCACTACCATTATTCATAGCGCCCTGCACTTGTTGGTATTGTTGAGTTTGTCCTGTTATTCCTGCTATTGCCATACCTGCCGTTGGTTGTGTTGGCATTTGACCTCCTCCACTAAATCCTTGCGATTCTAAGTATTGTTGTTTTGCTAGTTTTCTTTGATTAACTACTTCTGTGTTAATAGCGGAGTTTAGGAGTTTTTGAATGTCTAAATCTATATTTTCCTGAGTAATCTTTTCGTATTCTCTAAGTGAATCAGCATTCACAATAATATTACTACCATTAGAAGTAAGTTTTAATTTTGCTAACATTTGACTAACCACTCTTTCTATAACATCTTCCATCATCTGTTCTAAAGCCGTCAAAAACATTTCTCCGTGATATTGGAAAAATTCTTCTACATGATTATCTTGTAGAGAAAGTAGGTTGTTCATTGACTTGAAGTTATTTTGCTGACCTTGTTGAACAGCCCCTAAAACCGTTCCATTACTTGTTCCTAATATTCCCACATTTATTCCTCCACGACTTCTTGACTAATTTCTTCCTTTACTTTTTTAATATCATCAACTTTAACTTCTTTATTTATCATTAAATAATTCAATCTATCTGTTAGTATATTTATTTCTCCAATTATCTCTACGGCTTCATTGGTCGCTGACCTGTTATCTCCTAAAGTTGGTGGCTTTATTAAATAACCGTTTGCTGTTAGTGCTACAATATCATCCTTTGTTAGATTAGATACTGGGCCGCCTTTTAAAATCTTAGGCATTTTAGGCTTAAATGCCTTAAAATCTAAGCCATGCTTATCTGCTAATATTTGCTGTTGTAGCATTTCTAGTTGCATATACATTGAAGCATGTTTAGGGCAGTAAGTTCCCATTAATGGACGACCCTTTGTTACCTTATCTAGAGGAATAGGTGGCCTAAGATAATCTCCCGCTTCCCAAATATGGTGCATTCCACATACAACACATCTATCCTTGAGATTAAATTTTTTTCCATATCTTAGAAATAGTAACTTCTTAGGTTCTGCCTTTAAAACAGCAGTCAATTCTGCTAATTGTTTCTTAGGCTTGATAGCCATAAAGTGGTATTCCGTCACTGCTCCACTTGCTCTAGCCTGTTTGATAGGCGATAAACCTAAATTCATATTATTCGTCTGTGCTAACATCTGCTGATTTTGATACATCTTTTATTCCTCCAATTCTTTTCTCCAATTTTGAGACTCTCTCATTTCTTCTACTTGTTCGGGTGTAAGATACATAGCAGGGTGAATATTTGCTCCCATCATACCGAATCTTTCGATTATTTCTTTTTGCTTTTTATTAACAAATTGTTTTACTTGTGGATTTTCTTCAAAGGTCTTTATTTCAAAATGAGGGGGGTCGCCATATTGACCCAAAGTATAACCGTAAATAACATTCGTAGGAATATTAAATAAATAATCTTCTCCTAATCTTTCTTTATCTTGTTCATCAATACCAAAATATGTAATTGCATCTATGTTAATATCTACGGGGTTTCCGTCAAAATCTTCTCCGCCAAAATCGCCATCTACTAAATCTCTTAATGCCACATCGCCATCAATAGTCAGTGAATATTCTTTTGACATATATGTAATATATCCTCCAGAATCAAAAAATACCTTACTGTCTTTCCCGTATATTCTTTTGAGTTCGTCTAATATCTCTTTAGTTAAATCATCAATATATTTTTGAGCCGAAGCCCTATCCATTCTTTTTAATATATCAAACCACATAACAATCAATAATCCTTTATCATAGTAGTTATTCCTTTATACACCATTTCGGGGTCTGATTTTGCTGATACAATATATTTAAAACAAGGTATTCCCTTATCATTAAGTTGCCTCATACCATAAGAGAACGGCTCGAATATCTCATGTTTATCTATGGGCTTTTCACTTTTATATTTATCTCCCCAAATGTCATATTTATTAGCCCAAATACCAACTGCCATAGGATAATCCGAATCTTTTTTCTTTCTACCAGTAGGCCAACGGCTAGCAACAATAGTATCTACTAAAAATTTCCATGCTACTTGGTGGTCTAAGTTTGATGGGTTATCTAAGTGTCTATGGTCTATCATAAATATAACATACTTTACTCTACGGGTTTGCATGTCTTTTACCCATTCTTTCCAATAAATCGCCTCTCCTCCAATATCAGCACTTTTTATTGTATGAGAGTCCCCATCTAATTTTATAGTTTTTCTAGAAGCCCTATGCAATCCCACCGTTCTTTTATTTATCTGAGGAACTTCTCCTCTAGTTCTTAATTGATAACTTAAGGTTGTTTTACCAACCATAGTAGCACCATAAACACCAAAATTAATTGCGTGAATTTTTTTGTAAAAACCTATTATGGCTTCACCAACTAGTATGGCAAAGCCTGTCATTATTGACATTAAAATCACCCGAAGTATTTTTCTAATATTTTATCTATATGAAAAATCATTTCATTTTCAGTATCTATGTTGATAGGTAAACCAATAGCAGAAGCAATATATGTTGCATTGAGATGAGTTAATCCATCATCAATTTCATCTTTCAAATTAACTATCAATTCCTTAACTCTAGAATCAGGTAAATATTTGTAATCTATATTATCAAGAGAAATGCCTCTGGGCATTCCCATTTCTTTTTTGTTTCTTATATTTCTATTATCGGTGTATTCTCTATCGCCTTCTAGCCATTTCTCTTTATTTGTTTTCAAGGCTTGCTTTATCATGGGTTTATCTTTTAATTTAATTCTATCACGGGAAGAACCAAAAATAGCATAAATTAATGCTTCATCTAAAGAAGGAGTCCAATATTCGGTATCTTCTTTTCCTTGTGTTCCTTGAAATAACTTATTGTAAGTATTAATGTAAGTTTCTGTTGGGTAATCATTTGAATCAAAAATAGTAGATTGTATTTTGTAAGGTGATTTGAGAATGTCTTTCCACATATTAATGACTCCAAATATCTTTAGCCCTCTCTATAATCCAACCCATTATATTAATGTCAAAGACTCCCATAATATTACCAACTAAGAACATAGACAAAGTAGAAAAACCTCCCCAAAACCATGCTCTCATTTTCAAAAAGAAAATGTCTGCTGAGTGCGCTCTAGATTGATTATAGGCGTAGTCAGAATCAGAAAAGCCCATTATATCTCCAAGAACCATTTAGCCACCCCTCATTGAAGGACTGCTAAAAACTCATTACTAACGGTATTTTCATCGTTTTCATTCTGATTTGCTGAATAGGTAAAACTAGTATTATATTGCTTTGCGCTTTCAGCCATCTTTCTTCTCTGTTGGTCATCCCTAGCCTTTCTTTCCCAAAACGCAGAAATCTTTCTATCTAGTAGCCAAATTTCTATCTTGTCATTTAGGGCTAAATCAAACAAAGCCTTCATTACCATAATTGCTCCTATTGTTCCTAGTCCAAATAATACAGAATGTGCTAAAGCACCATAAGGAAAACCAGTTCCTATTTTAGCATAAGCAAATACATTAGCCCCACTTACTGCTCCAACAAAAAGTATAGTCATTACTAATCTAGTATCTTGATTTAAAACCGCCATTGTAAAACCTCATGAGAACTCAATAGAACAAGCCACTGCACCACTTACTTCCTCGAAAAATAATCCATTTTCACAAAGAACAGAATGCATATCAAACTCTATCGTTTGTCCCGAAGATAGTTTTAATCTCGCTATTTCTTTTCCGGAGTTACTAGTTCCATCAAATACTTTTACTTCTGCTGTGCTACCACCTACTTCGCAAGCATGAATAGAAACTAATCTACAACTACCATCAAAGACAATAGCATCTGCTGTCAATACTCCGCTTGTTCTACAACCACCGCTAGGCATATTATCTCCTCAAACAGCGTTAGTTACAATACCTATTATAACTTTCCTAAGTCAATCTACTCCTTTTTTGGAGTTTTTGCCTTAGTAGTTTTAGGTTTTGTTGTCTTTGGTTTGGTATTTCTAGTCTTTTTTACAGCCTTTGGTATTAGCAAATCCACTAAATCTTGATGAGTCTTTATCGCTTGTTTTGTTTCAAAAGCGGCTACTTTTAGTTTGGCCTCTTCTAAGCCAAGTATGGCTTCTTCATCTTCTTTAGTAAATGTAAACATAAAGTCTGGGTGTCCCAACATAGATATTGCAGACCTCAAAGGAAACTCAACGGGTGTATCTTTTGTTACCAATACACCCGCTAAGTTCTTTTTTTGTATTTCTGCTTTTTCTGTTAGTATAACAGTAGGCAATAAATCACCTCAAAGGTTTCCAAAGACCTTTAGTTTTACAGTTCCCAAATCACCGGATTGTAGAGAAGCCGACAATAAAGCGGCTGAACCTGTGGTGTATGCATAAAGGTAAAAGAAAGTCTTATCCGCAGAGATATCACCGATAATATAGTGGCAATCATGGTCTGATTGACCTACTAATTCAATAGAAGTTATAGTGTCTAGTCCAAAACTAGATGCTAAAATCTTTTCACCTGCATGAGTAACTTGTTCATCACCGTCACCGGATTCTGCCGCTACTACTTGAAGTGTGTTAAATACTGTTGCTGATAAAGCACTAATTTTTATCACATCATCATTGTTATTTGCGGCTGAACCTTCTATAACAACATGGTCGCCAACTACAAATCCGTCATCAATGTAACTACCTGCGGCTCTTGTATATTTCTTAGCCGCAGCAGAAGTAATGGTTTGACTTGCCGCAGTAGCAGTTGTTCCTGTTCTGTAAGAGGAAATGGCTACGCTACCCAATGCTATGTATTCATCACCAACGGCTCTAGGTTTAGTAAATCCCTTATGGTCGGGTAAAAGTGTTACAGTATTAGTCACTTAAACCACCTCAAAGTAGATTTGTAATCTTACCCTGTCCTCTAAAGTATGAACAACCAGTTTCACCAATAGTTCGGTAAAGTGCTTGGTTTCCTAGAGTTCCAACACCGAATGGGTTTCCGTTACTAATACCATCTTCAAAGTATTGAGTTGGTTTCATAACTGATAACCACAAATGGTCAGTATCTAGAATCAACATATCAGAAAGTCCAGTAGATAGAGAGTGGTGCTTTGTTGATGGCATAGCCGCAACAGGAATTAGTGGGATATCGTAATAAGTAGAAACTCTAAATCCAACTTCTTGACCCTTTACACCACGAACACCGTTTACGGTTGGCACAATTTCTTTACCGTCCATGAATCTTTCTTGTGCTTGTAGCAAATCACTCAATGTTTGTAGAGTATCATATCCAGTTAGTATAACTTTTGGAGAACCACCGTTTTGTCGAATCTCTCTTAGAGTTTGGTTAATCAAACTTAGAGTCAAAGACCTTTGGCCACTTGCTGAGTAAGTTCCGTCATTTACAACTGCATTCATGAAAGAAGAGTTTGTTCCTGCTCTATCGCTGTTACCGAATAGAGTAGAAGTTTCTGCCTTTCCATTTGTCAAATCAGTATCGTCAAATGTTCCATTCTTAATCAAGTCGTTTGCTTTCATGTTTTGTAGTTCTGCGTTGCTTGAAACAATCTTTAGTAGAGAAGTATAGTTTCTTTCAATTGTAGTAACGCCCGAAGTAATTCCTCCATCAAAGTCATAGGCTTCTAGAGGCATAACTAGCATTTGGTTCTGAACTTCTGCATGGTGCTTACCCATATCTTCACGCATTTGCGCTCTAATGTCGCCAATACCATCATCAATTTGTGCAAGTTCCATAGCAAGTTCGCTGAACTCAAATTGATGTGCAATAATCTTTGGGCTTGTAAATAGGGTAGAATACTTTGGTGCAATAGAAAACAATCCATCAGCATTAGTTCCTAGTTTAGCATTTTCAGGAACACCACCAATTAAATCTGCTTTAAGTGAACTTGCTCCAACAAGTGCATCAGAGTTTGATGCTGTAGAATCAAGGTCAATAGATAGTGAATTTCCGCTACCACCAGCAGGTCTTTCTACCAATACTCTCCAACCACTTGAAACATAAGGTCTCTTTGAAATAACTGAAAGTGCATTACATTCTCTGTTTAGCATTGACCAAACTTTTTGACCAAATACTCGGTTATACAAAGCAGACCTATCTCCTATTGATGAAGTTCCGCTTCCTACTCCTAATGTGGTATCATGGCCACTGTGTAGTGCTTGAACTGCACCACTTTGTTTTAGCAATTGACCGCTAATGCCCGATAATCCGTATGTCTGTCTTTCTAAATCTGCTATTGTGTTAATATATCCTGTCATCTTAATAACCTCCTACCATTTTGTGAATCTCTGACCAATCCATTTCAGCCAAATCTTCCATACTTGGGAGTTCTTCTTCTGCCGCCTTTTGTGCCTTTAGAATTGTTTCTTTTTCAGCAGTCAAAGACTTTCTTAGTTGAGTAAACTCATCTTTTAGAGATGCTATTTCGGCTTGAGCATCATATTGTGACTTTGCCAAAACATTTTCTCGGTTTGCTTTTTCTGCGTTAAATCTTGCACTAAATTGCTTTTCTAGGTTATCTAGAGCAATCTTTTCTAGTTGCTCTTGTCGGAAAGACTCGTATGCTTTCTCGATATTTAGGTTAGAAAGGTTTAGTGTATCTAATTCATTATTGTTAAATGCTTTAACAACAGGAAGTCCACTTGGCTTAGGATTGCCATTATCAATAACAATTCTATCAGCAGGTTCTCCAATTTCGACACCTGCTCCGTCTAATGTAGCAACATAGGCTTTATCTGCCATTTTGTCACCATATGCACCTCTTTCCATGTCATCGGTAGGGACATCTTGCATTCTTTCCATGTCTTTCATTCTTTCCATGTCTTTCATCCTTTCCATGTCTTTCATAGATTCTTTTTCATCATCCATGTTTTCCATCATATTCTCATCTTCCATAGACTCTTTCATGGATTCTTTATCCTCCATCATTTCAGTGTCCATCATTTCGGCTTCTTCTTTTCGTAGCGTATTGACTTGCTCCATTAGAGTGTCAAGTTCCGCCAATGCTTTTTCTAACTTGCTCATATTTTTCACCTGTTTATCTTGCTTTAAAATATCAAATCTTGCTTCGGGATTTATTCCTTTTTCACAAATTGTTACCTCATGCAATTCCAGTTTGCTTATTTCATTGTAATCTCCTAACTCCGGATGACTTTTCTTTACTTTTTGTAATGCCTGTCCTCCTATGCTAAATGACCTCAATGAACCTTTTCTTACGCCTCTTCCTATTTCTTTGGCTTTTTCTATATCATCTCTTAACTTAATTACTACGAAGAAACCAACATCATCTACTTCTGTTTTCCACAATCTCCCCGTTTTATCTCGATATGATTTTACTACTTCTCCAACTTGAACATTTGAGTGATTTGTCATTACATTTCTAAATTTTGGATTCTGCATATATTTTACTACTGCTTCTTCTAGAGCCTTTAGTGTAATTAAATCGTTTTGTTTGTCTACGATTTCTATGCTTGCATATCCTCCAATCATTAAATCTTGATTACTTTTTAAGATGCTAAAGTCGTTGGCTCTATTACTTATCACCGCAGAACTCATACCTCTCGTTTTAATGATTTTAAACTTTCACTATTTAAAGAACACGGTATTTTCCATTTATTTTGGTATTTTAACAGAATTAAATTTATCTTCGTAAATATCCCAAATACCTTCATCTCCGGCTTTATCGGCAGGTTTTTGTTTATATCCAGTCCATGCTAGCCACATCTTTTTATCCTCAACAGGTAAATATCTAATATGTAACTTAGTTTCAAATTTGTTACCTTCTAAGAAATATTCGTGATATCCATTTCGTTGTATTCCTAATTTTATCTTACCGTAATCAATGGTTTTTTTGTTTTGAACATTTTCTGAAACTTCGGCAGGGTATTTGCCTGCCGCACCAAATAAATCAAATAGTTCTTTTTCATCATCAACCTCAATAGTCCAGTGTAAATTTTTATCTTTTAATCTAATTGAAAATTGTATATTGTTATCTTTTCTAAGCGATATTTTGAATTCGCCCTCTCTATATTTTTCAGGAGTTTCATATTTTTTAATTTCGTCTGCACCAAATTTAAATTCGGGGTCTGCCTTTATTTTATTGCTCTGTCCTTCTAATATCGGTTCTCGTTGAACAGCCCAATCTCTTAGTTTACTTTGTTTAGCATCTAGTATATCTTGATACAAACTTCTATGATTAGTTATTAAGAATTCATGTAGTTGTCGAGTTGTTTGCTCTCCCTTCTTAGTTAGGAATTGATGAATAGCCGCAGTAAGTTCTCCCTGTTTTGTTTTCATTATCTCTATCGCTTTGCTTTTCCACATATCTAAATCTGCTAAAGCATTCTTTGACATTAAATTGTTTTCTTCAAAGCCATAAAGGGTAAAACCATTCATATCATATTTGAGAATAGCAGTAGTTTCTCCATGAACATAATCTGTTACCTTGATTCCTTTTTCCAATGCTGAAACATCATAGTTCAAAGACTTCTTTGTGTCTTTAGCAAGCATGGCTAAAGTAACTAATTTATCCGGATATTCTACTTCCGGAACTTCAATTACCTTAGCAGAAAATAAAGAGTAGCCGTTAGCCGTTTTCTTAACTTCATCTACCTTTACTCTAATTATATCCCCGACATCAACTGCTATCTTAGTGTTTAGTGCTTTGCCTACATCTAGATATCTTATATCGTCTATTTCAACAGTATTAGGTATATCGTCTAATATTGGGCCAACTCCTACACTATAAGAATGCAAGCCACTTTTTGTCTTAGTTTTACTAAGAACTACTACATCTAAGTCTACAAACTTTTTCCATTTGACCCATTTAGGGTTCTTTTTAGTTCCCACATAATATATTGAAGTAATGTCTTTTATCATGACTCCTTCCGCAGTAGGAATATCCATTATGTCTTTAGAGTATTCCGCTACCTCCTTAATTGAATCAGCAAAGCGAGTATCTTTCTTTGAGGGGAAAAGTAGAACATCAGAAGAGTGCTGTGAATAATTATTAAACAGAGTCCTAATTCTACTATCTAATTCTTCTTCTAATAACATTTGAGAATCATGCCTCATAATATCAAAGACATGGGCTTTTAGAGTGGCTTCAGGATATTTATTTTTAAATACATGAGCAATTGTATCAGCCCGATGCAGTGCTTCTTTACCATCAAATAGAATTAGTTCTGCATCCAAAATACACTCTCCGAAGTGTTTTGCTTTTAATTCTCTAACTATATCTTTACACTTTTCAGTAATGTCTTTTTGATTATATGAGTATATCTTTATATTACCGTCTATTTTATGCAGTTGTATTCTCATACCGTCATACTTTTCTTGAACAATATATTCTCCACTAAATCCTTTTAGTTCGTTCATATCATTTATCTCAAATATTCTATACATTGGTTTGTTGGGAATAATAAAGTCGCTTTGGGCTTTTTCTGCTTTCTTCATATCAATATCTAAAAGTTCATCCCAATCTTCTTCACTGTGTTGTGAAAAGTAAATTAACTCTAACATATCCATAGCGGCTTTAACTTTGGATTTGACCTTTTTAGAATCTTTATCATCACCATAGTTTTCTATTATGTATAGTGCCACATCATCCGGTTCTAAATCTAGTCCTGCTAGTCCATCGGTCAAAGTATCTTCTTCCATATCTTTTATTTGTAGGGTTTCTTTTCCTAGTGCATGAGTGTTATCTCTGATAGCATAATGAACAAACTTAACCATAGATTCAGGATTATCTAGTAACTCTTCTAAGACACCTTCTCCAAATCTTTTAGCAAATGGGTCTATAACGACATCCGATTTATATCTAATAAGTTTAATATCTTCATAAAGTTCTCTTGCTTGAGGAGATGTGGGGTCACTAACATCTTGATGTTCTAATAGATTCCTTTCTATAAAGTTCTTTAATTCTCTGCCTGCTACATTTAATTTATCATAAGATTCTCTAACTTGCTCTACAGCCTTTCTCCATTTGTGACCGTATTCTTTAGGGTCACTATTAGCAGATAAAAAGGCCACTCTAGTTATCTCAAATAATTTTACTAACTCTACCGATGAACGCTTGTCTTTTTCAAAAGAGCCGAGTTTCAAAACAACCCCGCCCTTTAGAACTCATATGTATCTCCGGCTTGGCCGTAACCTACATTTGTTCCTTCTTTTTGACTTTCCGGAACATTTTCCTCTTCTTTTGCTTTAGGTCTTTTTAGTTTCACTGCTTCATTTTTATCTTCAGAGGGAAGCCTATTATTATCTGTAAGAGATTGATGTAGTATTTCTTTAACTTCTTTGGCCTTCTCTATGGTCATAGAAATGACTCTTTCTTTCTTTGTTACTCTTTCCGGCATATACATCATCCCATACTGTCTACCATTTTATGAATTTCGCTCCATTCCATGCCACTTACTTCTTCCTTAGTATCTATTACTTTCATCGTAGGAGATGGGCTATTTACAACAACAAGACCGGATTTCATTAATAGATTATCGTCATTGTAAACCGTTCTTTCTAAGTTTTCTATCTTAGCAGTAAGGGCTTTTATTATCTCAAGTAGTTCTTTATTAATTGATTCTTCTTCACTCATTTTTCTCACCTTTTCTTTTTGGATAAACTAAATCTCTAATCTGTCTATAAAGCAGTTCATACTCTTTACGAAGTTTCGTAGCAGTGGCGACTATATCAATATTCCTTTCATCCATAGATTTTACTTTTTTATTTAATTTCTTATCAGATTTAGTAAAATCTAATGCGTCAATCATCTCTAGTAAATCACCTAATTTAGTAAAGTCTTGACCAAAAAATTCAGTTGGTTCAGCCGCTTGTAATGTTTTCTTTAATTTCTTTTTCTGTTTAGGGTTTAAAGAATCTAATATATTTTCAGACTTCTTTTCCTCTTTAGATATATCGAATGTTTTTCCCTCTTCATAATAATCCCATGTCATTTTATCAATCCCTTTTTTCTAACATATTTCTAACTATATTTATCTGTTCCTGTAAAGAATCAAATCTAGTATTTACTCTGTCTACTAAATCTCCAATAAGTCTAACTTCTTTAGGGGTAGTATCTCCTATTCCTGCTCCTACTTTTCCATATATATTCAGGTCTAGACTTACACTCTTTTCGGCGTTTCCTATCCACTCTTCTAGAGATTGTTCGTTTTCTTTGTTTAGTTGTCTTAATATTCTGTCTATTTCCTTTACTCCCTGTGCGGCAAGTTTTACTTTATTACCTAATGTCACTTGGGCTTGGAAGATTTCTTGGTCACCTGTATATTCTCCAATTAGACCCCTAGCGTCACGAAATAGTGGCCTATATTTTTCTACGGTTTTTAATTTAGTTTCTATTTCTGCAAGTCTTTGTTTTTCTATTTCTAACTGACCTTCTATTTCTTTTTGAATGTCTTTTCTTGCTTCCTGTAATATTTCCGGCTGTGCAGACTGAAGTTCTTCCAACATATCTTCTATTTGTTTTTTGGTTAATCTTCTAGAAATATTTCCCAATTTTACTCTAACTGCTCCCTCGGCCTCTTCGACTAACTGTCGTCTTGGGTCTGATTTTCTCAACTCCCTTCTTTTCTTGGCATCTCTTTTGTATCTCTCTAATCTAGCAGTTTCTTTTTTTCTTTCTCGTTCAATGCTTTCTGCTATTCTTCGTTGCTGTTCTTCTTCTTCAGGAGTTTTATCCCTCTTAGGTTTTTTATCAAGGGCTTCTCTAAACTTACTATCATCTACTAATGCCCTATCTGTATCATCGGAAGCAATATCCGGTAGTCTTTGTGCTACATATTCAGCAATTTTTCTTTGAACAGTAGAATAGGCTAAGGTCAGAGCCTTCATTCTTCTTTCAATTAGTATTTCTAAGTCAGCATCCTTTAGAGTATCTAAATCATCAATCTGTTTAGTTAGTAATTCTTTAGCACTCATAAGTTCACTAAAAGCAAACATGCTTCTATTTAACGACTTAAGCATGTCCTGTTGTATTTCCTTCTGTCTTACTATTCCACCGGTAGGGTCGCCAATAACTATGGAACTAATCAGTCTATTCAGTTGTTGCCTACTTCTAGGTTTATCAATTAAAGAAGGAGGTATTTCACCGCTAAATCTTCTAGTATATAGCCCCTGTAAAAAAGTTAGAAAATCTTCGTCTGCACCTAGTTCGATATATTCCCGTTGTAGTTTTTTAACATCTACTAATTCAGAACTATCTCCTTCCCCTAATCTAAACTTTCCATTGATGATAAATTCTTCATAAGGTTGCTCCATCAAAAGATTTCTTCTACTCTGTAAAAACACCAATTTGTCGATAATGATATTTATATTGGCCTTACTTATTTTCTTGAAAGTATTTCTAGACATTATATCATAAACGCCATCTTCTACTGTTCCTCTTTCTTTTATATCTTTCATGTCTTGTAGATATTGATTAAGAACTCTAATATCTCTAGCAGGTTTTCTTCTCCGCTTTTTAGCCATATCGGTTTTTAGCCTTTCAGCCGCTTCCTCTACCTCAGTCTGTCTAGTTCTATCTTCTAGAGGGTCGAGTCCCTCACTAAAATTTTCTTCTAATTTTTTATCTTCTTCTAAGTCTCTTGCTATTTCGTCAGGTATGGAGTCATCATCCTCATCTTCCTGTTTGAAAAACAAAGTCATCTAATCACCCTAGAATGGAATATTTTCTTTTTTTCCTCTCTGTTTAGGTGGAAGAGTTATCACATCGGGGATATCCGCACTACTAGGCCTTGATTTTGGTGTAGTGTCTTTTGGCAGTCCTACACTAAAATCTCTATTTTTAGTAGTCTTTCTACTTTCGTTATTATTAGCGGCTCTTACCTGTGCCAACTCTTTTCTTAGTCTTATTTCTTTTTGTCTATTATCTTCGGTCATGGTATTCTCCTCTCACTTCTTCTATCTACATTTTGATTGCCAGCATCTTCGGGTAATCCTGTTAGTCGCTTATCCGGCCCTACACTCATAGAAGGTTTATTTCTTGTGGTTGCTGGATTTTCTTGTTTCTTTGAACCTTGTAATTGTTGTTCTTGCATTTGCCCCAATTGGCTTGCATCAATATTAGTTCCCGCATAAGGGTCTAATTCGACTTCATCTTCACTAGAACCTTCTTGTGGAGGTTCTTCAACAGGTTCAGGCTTTTTGAAAGTAAAGTTTCCATCTTCATCCATTTCAACTTCAAAACCTAGATTCTTAGTAGAGGCCGCAATATTAACTTCGATTTCTCTTTTTCTTAATACTGCTATTTCATCTTCTTCTTCGCTCGGTGGTAGTTTTAGATTCCAGTCAGTAATGCCAAATTGCTTAACTAAAAATGGAAATACATAATTGTTGTAAACATTCTGTGCCATTTGAACGGCTCTATTAGTTACTAATATCTGCATACCCTCATTATTCAATCCGCCACTAGTAGTATTATCTGCCATAAACACTTTACTAACCCCAAAGAAAGCAGAAATTCTATCTCTTAAATCATCCTTAACAGAAACATACTCCATTTCTTTTAGACTATCCATAAATTTAATCCATTCTACTGAACCTTTACCTTCTGCTTCTATACCCATAATAGGAATAAAGTGAGGGTCTTGTTCCATCTTTTCTTTTACGGCTTTCCAAAAAGATTGCATGGAGTCCATGTTTCTAGTTTGAACTGCTAATAATCCTCTAGGCATACGGCTCTTAGTGTAAGATGAATTAACATAGTTCTCCATAGCAATAAGAGTCATTATATTATTAAATAAAGTAACAATAGGAGACTGACCATATAATCTAGAAGGACTATATTTACTAAAATGTAATACTTCTCCTTTCAAGAAATACTGTTCTTCTCCAGTTGCCCTATTAACATAATGAACAGGGAATGTCTTAGCACCACACTGTTCACAAGGAACATGAGCGTCTTTTGAGAAAAATTCTCTATGATTAACACAAGTAAAAGCACTATTTCCTCTTTCTCCATATTCATCAGTGTAGATATACATTGTTGCAGGGTCGCCACGATATACTTCTTTGATTCGATGCATTCTAATATCACCATTACCATCTAAAAAGTATTCTTTTACCAATACGATGTAAGCGTCATCCATAACATTTAGGTCATCCTCTAATTGTTTTAGCACATCAATAAACAACTGCTCTGATTTATTGACATATCCCTCAATAAACTCCTCTGCATATTTTAGTTGGTCTACATCCGGAACTTTTAGTTTTTCACTACCACATCTAGAACATTCAGAGACAGGCCTTTGGTGTTTCTTTTTACAGTTTAAACACATAGCCTCGTATGCCTTTTCCCAAACATACCCTCTACGAAATATCTCTTGCTTTAATTGAGTAATACAGGTTCTAACAATTACCGACTGATTTACTATGTGGTAAATTAAAGGGGCAGTCATATGATAGGTATTTGGCCTCTCTTGTATTCCTATATTGTAGATTTGCCTATCAGCAGGTTTAGGAGTAGTTCTTCTAAATAAATTCCTAATTGAGAATCGTCTTTGCTCAACCATATAACCTACCCCTAATCATTCTCAATCTACTACACATTATAGTATCTTTGGCTCAACTTCCCTTTCGCCACTTTTTATTTTTCTTTTCTTTTGTTTTTCTAGGACTCCATTTTACTTTATCAGCCCAATAAGCCGCAGACATTTTACCCCTCTTAATATTCTTTTTATGTCTACTTTTGAAAGCCCTTCGCTGTCCTGCGGTTTGATTTGTTTTTACTCCTTGTTGCCCAAACCTAATTGTTTTTACTTTATCACCATCTTTTACAACAACAATGTGAGATTTACTTGGGTGTTTTGGAGTTCTTTTTGGCTTGCTGAATCCACTTACTCCGGCTCTAGCAAGAGCAGGATGTTTCTTCTTCTTCTTGAGAATATCCATCCAATTACTCATAAGCATCACCTAACATATATCCTATTTTTTTTCCCGCCTCTATATCGCTTGGATAGTGGCTTCCCATCTGTATTCTAGATAATGATATTCTATCAGCCATTTGTTTTAATTGTTTCTTCTTTTCTGGAAACTTTCTACCTAATACTCTTTCTAGCCCATGTGCTAGCATAGAGTGACCACTAGGAAAAGCAGGAGTATCATCAGTTGTTGTTTTTGTTGAGGATATTTTATCACTTACTTGATATGGTCTAGGCCTCATATACTTCATTTTTTCAGTAATAGCGTAGTGATTCACATCTAACATAAAATCTTTATAATCTTCTTTGTTTGCTTTAACAATTTTAAACATCTCTACATCGGGTTTTAAATCAGCATCCTTCATTTCTTTTGGTTCAAGTTTCTTTTCTTTCATAACCTTTAGAACTTCGGGTATTTCTTTTTCTTCTTTAGGGTAACTCATTTCGGGTATCTTTATTTTTATTGATGGATTTCTCTGTAGTGATTCTTTTCTATTAGCGGCAAGTTTTCCTTGCCACTTTCTTTTGAGAATATCCATCCAACTCATGCTTTCATCCTCTTTGTTTTTTCTTTGCTTGATTTTTTTCTTGCTAGTGCTACTTTATGTGCCGCATTTAATCTCTTTTTTGCTTCGGGGTCTTTAGCCCTTCTAGCCGCAACCCTCGCTCGTTGCTCTACTAAATTAATTATTTGTGATTGCCTCTTGTGAGGTTTATCCTTAAACGCAGAACTTGAGAAAGTTTCTCTTACATCTTGTGCTGTTCTAAATTTAACAGGAACAGTATCTTTTGGATTCTCATCTGTATATAATCTTCTAGCAGAACCTTTTGGTTTTTTACCCGTTCCTTTCTTTGGGTCTTTCTTTATAATATCTTGCCAACTCATTACAATTTTTCCCTCTTTTCTTTTTCTCTTTTCTCTTTAATTTTTTGGTATCTTTTCCTATCATATTCTATTTTTCTTTCTCTAACTTCCGGCCTTTGGGTATATTCCTTGTCATATGCAACTTTTTTTGCTCTAACTTCTGGTTTTTGAACATATTCTCTTCTTCTTTGTTTAACTGATTTTTTCCATAGTTCTTCTAAATTGTTAATTAATTCTTGATACCTTTTCCCTTCGGCAATACTCATTAGTCTATAAAATTCTTGTTCAGTAATGTTATTTATAAATTTTCCAATACTTATTGCTTGCATAAGACCTTTTGACGCTTTAATGTTTTTACTATCTTCTCTTGGAATATTAAATACATCTGATAAAAATAATTGAAAGTTGTTAATTTGTCGATTAGACTTAAGAATATCTTTCCAACTCTTTTTTACATAGCCACTAGCATAAGCCGCTTGAGCGACTTGAACTGCCTTTTTTCTTGTTTTAAATGGCCCTCTTGAACCCCAATAATAGCCATCTTTCTTTTTAGTAATAGGCATATTATCTACCCCTATCAAAAGATTGTTCTAAATCTTTAGCATATCTAAGCATATTTCTACCTTCTCTAATTCTTTTTCTACTACCAGTCATTAATAACTCTCCAGTTAATTTCATCATCTTTATTGTTTTTTGAAACATGGCTTCTATTCCTTCATCTAATTTATCGGAATATTTTCTACGCCGTGTATATTTTCCCCTTTCAAAATCTTTTAAGACATTTTCAACTATTTTATTTGTAATTCCTTGTTGTAGGCTACCCTGTGATAATTCAAACCATCTACCGTCAGCGTAAAATTCAGCAAGAAAATTATAATACTCTTCAAATTTTTCCTGTGGAACTTGTATCGGTATTGAAGAAAGATTCTGTGGTTTAGATGTAAAGACATTACCTATATTTTGTTTAGTCCCTTTTCTTTGTAACCAAAGATTAGCATTAGTGGCCATTCTGCCAACTATTGCTGTTTGTTTGATTACATTTAGCCAAGACATTTTAATCACTTTTGACTAAACTTCTTTCCTGTTGGAACATGCTGTTTTCCCTTCTTTCGGCCTTTTCTTTTCTTAGCATCTTGATACCTTAGAGTTTTTTTATCTGTTCTTTTGTAGGTCGCTCTCGGCATGTATCTTCCTTTGGTCTTTGATTTAGGTTTTTTACCCTTATCTTTGGCTCTATGTTGTTCAGCACTTCCCCAATCCTCATCAGTCCATGTGGATAAATCCCGTTGCCTTTTCGATTTTGCTTTTAGGATATTACGCCAATTAATTCTTATAGCCACCACCAGCCCTTTTATATGCTTGAGCCAACATTTGTGCTTTTCTTGCAGACCATTGACCTGCTGCACCACCCTTAGTTCCTCTTTTTATTCTATTGAATATTCTTTTACGCATAGCGGGTTTAGTATAATTACCCGACTGATTAACAGTTGATTTTCGCTTTTTCTTTTTCTTTTTCAATATATCTTGCCAACTCATTTCTTCATCCCCTTTGGCTTATCTGCCTGTTCCCAACATCTTCTACAAAAACCAAATGGGTGAACATCTCTTGTCATATAACATCTACCGCAGTATTTGAAATTAAGTTTCTGCTTCTTAATTACCCACTCTTTAGTATTCAAGCCAGTATTCCTCCTACATTTTCTAGTTCATCCATCACTGACATTTTACAATTGTCTTTGTATTTCTGTATATCATCCAAGTATATTCCTTCTTTTAGCCAATCAAAACCAACATGGTCTTTATGATTCTCCCACTTCATTAATTTAAAGATTTCATCACAACGGCTCTTATACCAATCAGCCTTCTTGTAAGATTTCTTCATTCTAATTAATTCTAACAAAAGTTCTGCATTACCCTTCTTTAATCTAAAGTGAGGCAGACATTTTGTTAGAAGTTCACTAACATCTGCTTGAGAATAAAAGTTTAAGCGATTAATTAATCTAGTGTCTTGAGGAGATTTTTGGTCTAGGTGCATACGACCAAATCCTATTGACTTGTGCATTTCTTTCATGAATACCTTTCCTCTTTCTCCAGTAGCAACTAGCCCAACTCTAGGATTCATATTTCTATCTAAAGTAATATAGCCATCCGAATCAATAAATGCGGCAGTATAAGCCCAAATATTCTTTTTGATAAGAGATGGAACTTTGTAGTAAGAACCATTATGTGAAGCAACCTCTAACTTTCTTATTGTCTTAGAAATCATATTTGGGTTTGTTATGTTAAACATATCAACAGGCATCTTTTCATGTATGCCTTTAGCGGTAATGCCTTGATGTTTTGTTATAGTATTTTCAATAAACTCTAGTTGTCTTTCTTTTTTGCTTTTGTTTAGGGTCTGAGTCTTGACTGCTTTAAGACACTCCCTAAATTCTTTTTTTGCTTGCGACATTTCCTTAGATAATTTACTATATTCTTTTGAATAAGCCATTCCTTCTCTATCTAATTCAGCCTCCCAGTATTTACAAAGCGAATCTACTATGCCTCTTCTAGACTTAATATCTTTCATTTTATTTAGTCTCGATAAATCTTTTTCAGTGAATCTCATTTTCCTAAAAGGTTGTTTGTAAGGTGCTAACCAAAAGATACTATCAATTGATTTCTCTAAATGCTCACTATAAGCATCTATTACTACATCAATGGCCTTAGACATATTTTCTCTAAGACTCCCCTTTAATTCTCTACGATTATTTCTCATTTTTTTAACAAGTTCTGGGACAGTTTGTTCATGAATAATATATTGTTTTGGAAAGACATCTAGCATCTTTCTTGCTTCACTGGCATTAATAGAATATGTTTTAGAAACCAGTGCCAATTCATCCACTTCTGACATTACATAATCCTTTGATACTAAACTCTTAATTGTTATACTTTCAGGTAAATTACTTACAATTTTACCCTCTTCTTCATTCAGTTCTTTTAGTCTACCAAACTGTTCTTCGGCTTCTTCTAGTTCTTCGACTGTTAGATTCATATTTATTCCTCAAAAGTTTAATCCAAGTAGTCCGTTGTTTCTTGTTGGTTTAGGGTCATCAAATAGCCCCATATTATCTAATAGTATGAATTTATCTGATATTTGGTAAGTGGCCGCATTCGCTAAGGCTAGGCTCATAACCATATCGTCATGCGCCCCTACGCCCTCAAACTTACCTCTTTCAGTAATAGCAAACATAGACAACTCTTCTATCAATGTGGAAGTAACTCTACGGCTTTCTTCATTACCATAGGGAAAGTTCATTTTTTTATTTTCTAAACTCATTTGTAGGTTGAGAATTATCTCTTGTTTCTTTTTTCTAGTAGTATTAAAATCATATAAGTTTAAATCAGCAACCTGTCGTAACTCTTGGGTAAATGATTTAGCAAAAGTGTTCGTCTCAAATAATATTACCTCCGGTCTAAATACTTGATTGATTAGTTTTACCTTCTGTATGTTTTCTCTAAACTCTACATTTTTTGCCCTGTCTACATAGATGATTGATTTATTTTCTTCTTCATCCATTTCAATCACTGTAATTACATTGTAGTCCCCATCAGTAGAAATAGCAGGGTCAATTCCAACATAGTATTTGTAGCCCTCTCTTTTCATAGGCTTCAAAACTAAACTACTATTTTTTGCCGACTCTAAATATTCCGGATTAAATAGAGAAGTTCCTGTAGAAATAGGAACACACATATATTCTCTTGTAAACATTAGTGAACCCACTTCTGCCTTTCTAGCCATAAGAGAATCATAATCCCATCTATTAGGCCATAGTGGTTCATTAAGAGCATTAAGGCATGGATATGTTCTAAGAGTGTATGCAGGATTTTCTGATAGTTGAGCATAGATATCAGTATAACTAAACGGAGTTCCAATAACTCTTAGCGATGCTGAGTGATGAAGTGTCGGTATCATATCACCATAAAACCAATCAGTTACCTTTTGAATACCACTTATACTAAATTCTTTCAAAGGGTCGTCAATGATAATCTCTTGAGGGTGAAGTCCACGAATCTGTGAACCAACAGAACGCTCTAAAATTTGATTACCATTAGTTAATGTAATATTTCCTATCGCCCAACCTCTAGGCGGCTTGAATTTTTTAAGCAGAGGATTATTGAATAGTTTATCTATATCCCTCATATGAACCATAGTCTGTTTTTGGTTAGAAGAAATGTATAGCATTTGATAGGGAGGCTCTTGAAATACTAAATTCCATACTACCCAAGCATGCATAAATACAGATTTACCGTGACCTCTCGAACAAATTATAACTGTTCTTTGAGTATCTTTCATAAGTTCTAACCATTCTTCTTGGTGCTTAGCAAACTCCCAACCCAATACATTTTGAAAGAAGTATGGAAATGAGTTTTTAGATAACTCCATATCCATTTGATGTTCAAAGTTTAACGCCTCTATATCCAAATTAATACCTCTTTAAAATTAAATGCCAAGATTTTTCTATCTTATTAGCAGGTTTAATTCCCCAAACCCGCCCTTTTTCCTTAGCATAATCCGTTATTTTTTTAATTATATTTTTAGGAATAGAATTTAACAGACTTGGTTCTATATTTGTTATCTGCCAACCAGTTTTTTCGTTAGCCGCTATCCAACTTGGTGCATTGATGAATACAGCAAGTAGGGGCTTATTTGGAATAACGCTAGCACGATAAGGAACTAAATCAGTCATGTGGCCTCTAGGAGAACCTTCAATAGATTGAGTTCCTCCAACTATTACATAATCGGGATGCTCCGTCCAACCAGTAGTGGAAATAGTCTTGTCATTATCATCAACTCTAATAATCCATTTGTTTAAATCGTAAAAAGGAGGTGGTGAACCTGCTCTAACATAAGGCTCATTCGGATTATCAGTATTCCACCTTTCTTTCATCTCCTCGAAAGAAAAAATCTCATCCAAAACTTTCGGCATAATTATCCCTACCAAACTCTTTGTCTAAATCTAGCCTTGATTAAATATACATGGTCAGTAGTTATACCATAATCTCTACCTATAGATTCATGAGAATCAATTGACTTAACAATGTTCTCTACCTCCATATGACTCAAATCCAAGTTTTCCTCTTTGTGCATTTTTTCTATTACCAAATCTATGTTATCAAAAGTCAATGGTAAGAACCCATACACGGTTTCTTTTCCTAAAGATTTTCTTATAACATCGTGCGCTTTTAATAATTTTTTATTAACCATTTTACCGATAGTCAAAGGAGAATCTTGCTTAACACTATCTCTTAATAGTTGTATTAGTTCAAAGTAGGCTTCTCTTTTATCTCTTTCATCTTGACCGCCTCCAGCAAATAGGCTTTGTTTTTCCTCTAAGGTATTAATAAAATCTAACTTAAATGAGGAACTACCCGTCCTTGTTTCGTTAGCCCTATCTTCTATTGTTTCTCCTTTTATCTTTCTATCCTTTTTAGAAAAGTCTTGTGTTTCATCCATTATGTTAAACAATAAAAGTGAAATAAAACCAAAGGCATCTTTATCTTCTACTCCAAATTTTTTCAAAGAGGTTGCGGCTCTTTTTCCTGCCGCAATAAGTTGGTCATTTACATTAGTGTCAATGTCTTGGTAATCTCTTAGATAATCTATAATGTTTCTAAAATCTACTGAACTTATATTTCTAAATCTTCTACTTCCCCTAAAAAACGGACTAGTAATCCCAGTCTTATTACCTAGTAACTTATTTATTTCCTTAACTACTTTTCCACCAACAGCATTGTAAAAAGAAGGAACAGAAACAGGTAGCATACCTCTATTCATAGGCTCGTAGTAATATTCCTCAGCAGATTTGAAGAACTTTTTAAGAACTTTTTTTGCCTCGGCTTCGTCAAAGGTTTCATTAAATTTAGGTGGTTTAGGTTTGAAGGCAGTATCTTTTGCATAAGACTGTATTGCTGAACCTGCCGTTGTATCTTTAAAATCAACCATAGTTTTGTCTTGTCCTCTAGTCGCCCTTGTTCCAACTGCTTCTCTTGCGCCCATAGGGAATTGGTCTGGGTCACTAACCAATACTAGCGACGACAAATCATTAAAGAAATCTTTAATAAAATTAATATTATCATAGTCTATTTTCTTAGAGTAATCTATATTATTTCTGTCTCCGCCATCGCTTCTTCTTAGAGGATAGAACCCGCTTTTTTCAACAAAGTCCCTTGTGCCATATGTAGAATAAAAGGTCTTATCTGCCAAAACAGAAAGGGGTAATGCAAAAGGAAATGTTGAATTAGTTCCATCGGGGTTATCTTCTATTCCTTCTACCGTTAGTGTATCTTCCAATTCATCTATTAATCTTTCAAAGTCTTGCCTTACATTTATGGTTAAGTCATCTTGTGCCAAAGCATTTTCCAAATAAGACTTTAAGATAGTATAGTGTTTTTCTATAATGGCTACAAGTTTTATGTTTCTACTATTTTCCCAAACTAAAAGAGGGTCTGCTTTAGAAGGAATTGATTTTGCCTGCTCCATAAATTTAGCATAGACTCCTTCTCCCGCTAATTCTTCAAATTCTTCTATTGATTGTTGTAATTCATCTTCCGAAATAGTAGCGCCAGTATATTGACTATCTCCCCCAACCGTATTTAGAAAGGCTTGCTCCATAGCCTCTTGCTTTCCACCCGAAATATCTTCTTCTATTGCTCTTTCTTCTGGAGTATCTTTTATTTCAGTTATTCTATCATAGAGACCTTGAGTTTGCATTAGTCTAATTATCAATAGAACTAACCTCGCTCCTGCATCTGCTACTAGTATATCAGTAAATGGGAAGTCTGCTATGTAAACAAATTTAGTTAGGTCGTTTTCTAAATTATATCTAATAATAAATTTGTTAGCCTCTTCATTGTTTAACTGCTTCAAAAGAATACCTAAATCTTTCAAATCATCAAGAAACTTACCTTCTTTTTCTCTAACAACATTAGTCCAAAACTTATACACAGCCTTTCTAGTTTCACCTTTAGAAACATCAACTGCTCCCATGAGTTCGCCCAAAGGATATTTTAATTGTCTCTGTTTTGGTTCTACATCTTGTTCTTCTATTCGTTCTATTATGAACATAAGATTATCTTCTGAAATTGGATTAGACTCGAAAAGACCTGCCCCCAATCTGTTTTCTATGAGTTTCTTTGTTCTATTTTGAACTTCTTTACTAGCATTTATTTTGAAATCTTCAGGCAGTCTAGTGGTAACTAAAAACCTAGCATCCAGCACTCTACCTCTATTATCCTCTAACATTAGTTTTTGGGAATAGTTCTGTATTTGATTTTCTAAACTCACTGTATCTAAAACATCCTCAGTTGTTTCTAACTCATCTAGTGTTTTTATTAGCGCATCTCTAAATAATTTTCTTTGTTTTATGTATTCCTTATCTGTTCTATCAACATTATTTTGTTCGAGATATTTTTCAGCCCATTCGTTTATAATCTCTTCCTGCTTCCTTCTTTTTTTTCCTCTTGCAGAAATACCGGCTATGGTTTTTAAATCCTCTTCGCTCCTTTCAACGGCTATGCCGCCACTCTCTATCTTCACCATATTAACTCTCCCTTAATATCCCAACGCTTTCATCTGATAGAGCCTCAAGAGCCTTCTTTGCTTTAGTCGAGCCTCCCCTTCCTAATTTAAATTTCCCTCCAGTAAAGTTCTCTGCAAATAGTTTGACATGGTTCTCAAATGCAGAAATAATTTCTTTTTTAAGGTTGTTTAAGATTATAGGTATATCTTCTTTTATTTGGTCTGCTATTTTTACATCTCCCGTTTCATCTAATTCTGCATAAGCATCCAAAAGACCATCAGCCCCCACTACTTCTGCATTAAGACCAATAAAACCAATAAACTCGTCTAATGATAAATTAGGTATAGTAGCGGAAATATCAAATGTATTAACTAACTCTACTAGTCCCTTAGTTTCAGAAATAGAGATTAAATGCTTGGAGAATACATCATCGGTTAAGCCACTTAGTTCCCTCAATCTAATAAGAGTGGGATTGTTAAATTGAGTATCTACTGTTCTTACTCTTTTAGCAGGACTTACTTCTCCTAATTTACTTCTAGATGGGGCAAACTCAGAGGCTCTGTCTTTATATCTGCCCTCTTCTGTTCTTTGTTCTCCAATATCTGCTAATTCTTCGTAGATATCTTTGAATTGAATTACTTCTGTGGGGTCGTCTTTATCATATATCTGAGCGTGAGTAGCACCAACGGCTGTATTAGCCATAATTATCTGTCCTGCATCATCTCTTTCATCAGTTGGTTTGTTATTTTCTTCTTTACCATTAAAATATACCACATCATATATGTCAGAATACTCATTTTCAATGATTTTTGCCTCAGAAACACTAGGATTATCCCTTAAATAAGCAGGTAAATTAGCCTTTAATTGGCCTGTTAATCTACCAAAACCTTGCGATAACCTACTAGGGTTTTTCCTATTTTTTACTAAATCAGTAACTTTTCTCTTTTTTTGCTCTCTTGTTCCAGTTATTTCATACTCTGAAAGGTCTAATCCTTTGTAATTAGTGCCTCCGGACTGTAAAACTTCTACTATTTCTTCAATTAATTTTCTTTCTATGGCATAATCACTCAATAAGTTCTCTCTTCTAATTACACCTGTTAAAGTAGTTACCCATTTGTCATCAAAATTAGGCCTTAGTATTGTTTTTGCTATTGAGGACATAACTAAATCATCTCCTATACCCGAAATCATAACATAATTTTTAATAAATGGCTCATTAGGAATGAATATCTTCTTACTACCTTCAACAGACTCGTTAATTACTTCTATATACTCTTTTACTGTATTTTCTGTAAATGTTTTAACAGTATATTCTAATCCTAGTATTCTATCTCTTGTCATTCTCAAAGCGTCTTTATCAAGAGAAGTCGATGACTCATCCTTAACAAATTTAACGCTCAAATTTCTAATATTTTCATTATAGTAAGTTAAAATGTCCGGATTTGAGTTCACTAGTTGAATAAATTCGTTAAATCCAGTAAAATCACCACTTTTCTTGTATAATTTACCATCTTTATTGTTCGCACCTATCATTTCTGCAAATTTATTGATTTTATCTTCGTTTCCTTTGTATGGAGTTATAGTAAAGTAAGGGTTTTGCCTTCTAGTTATAACATATTGCCACATAGTCTGTGCATCGGGGTATCTATTCCACTTTCCTCCCTTTCCACTAAGCGGAAATTGCCCCGTCTTTGTCAAAAATGCCTCAGTTTCTTTTCTTAATCTACTTTGTTCCGCTAAAAGTTCATCACTAGCACCATCCGGCTTCTTTTTAGCAACTTCAACCTTTCTAGTTACATTGTGAAGGTCGGTAATTAGTTTCATTAGGGAATCTTTTGTTTTAGTGGGGCGTTTTACTCTCAATTCCATTAATTTTTCCAGTCTTTTTCTTGCTTCTTCCGGATTCAAGCCCTTCTTTTCAGAAAATTTAGCAATTTCTTCAAACAAACTTCTTCTATTTGGTGTATCTCCGGAAAGATTATCTAAAAATCTAGAAAATTGCTTGGATTCTGCACTATTTTTGTCTGCATTCTTGAAACTTTCATAAAAATCATTGAACATTTGCTCTCTAACTAGAGTTCTAGCCAAAACTTTTACTCTAGTTATGGGTAAGAAGTCCTCTTTTAAAATTTCTAGCCAATTCAAACGCTCAACTCCTACAAATTGAGTGCTTCTTCAACAGGTTCTAGTAGTTTTTCTAAATTAAAATTAGTAAATCGCTCAACTACCATGTTATTTTCTCTAATAAAAATAGTAAAGCCCCCTCTTCCTTTTTGTAATAGTTCTAATCTTTTATCTTCAAAGTCAATAAACATTTTAATTCCTGCTTTTCCGTGACCGCCCTTTACTGCATCGGCTTCAAGTCCTAGTTTAAATGCAAAATGCTCCATAAATTGTCTAGGTAAAAGCATCTTTAGTATATTTTTCCAACTCATTGTAACTTCTCCTGCATTTGGTATAAATCGTATAGGTGGCGTTCAAAGGCATTTTTCTTACGCAGTAAATTACTTCTTTTTGGTTCTTCACTACTATTTACTCCTGCTATTATAGATTCTAAATCTTTAATTAATTTTTGATAAGACTTTATGTATTTTCTAAGATATGTTCTTAATCCAATGTCCTCCGCCAGTTCTAAACTCCAATCCACATATTCATCTCCTGTTCTATCTTCTAAACGCTCAAGAGATTCCTTTAATTGTGATAAATCTTCTTTTAATATATCTTTCCAACTCATTGTAATTTCTCCTGCATTCTTTGTTTAATCTCTAACCATATTTGCGGATTATTTTGTGCTAATACTTCTTGGACTATTTGCATTTGATGAACAATTACGGTATCTTGTCGCCTATGTATCAATTTACCCTTAAACTCCATCAAGTATTTTAATGATTCTCTAATCTCTCTAGCAAGTTTAGTTAGAGCATCAATCATCTTAGGGTCTAGGTCATTTCCTAATTCATCAAAGACCTGTTCTAATCTCATATCCAACTTAGATACATTCCTAGAAAGTAAATCTACTTCATTTACTTCTTTCTTTGCTATCATCATAGCCGCACTCTCTTGAACAATAGGAGTTAAGTGGTGTTTAAGATGTCTTTGTATTTGTTGTTGTGTAGTATCTAATTCAACCGCTACTTCTTTAGTAGTAATTTCTCCATTAGACAAGGCCATTTCTATTTCTTTTCTATTTGGTTCTACGCATAATTTACATTTAGGATTAGAACTCATTTCAAAATCTCCCATATGGTTTCTTTGGTGTTGTGCCGCAGTTCCGCTTCTCCAACCATATTTTTCATCTAAGTCATCACAAGTAGTAGTGCCACTCTCTAACAAATTTTCTAGTTCTGTTCTATCTTCATGTTGGCACATGCCACAACGCTTTCTTGTTACCATATTAATTCCTCAAAATATCCATCCATGATTTCAATACTATTCTTTCATCTGTGTTAGGTGCATTCATACTTTGTAAATCTCTAGTTCGAGTAATCACCGATTGGTTTAGCAAAGCCTTCATAGCATTCTTTGTAAGTTTGAAATTTATTTTTCTAACATCTGATAGATTAAACATATCCATTATTTTATTTCTAGAAGTGGGGGAGAAATCAAAATTCTTTTCTCTTAACATTCTAAGAGACTGGGAAGTTTGAAAGTCATTATCGTTATATAGTGAAGTATTCCTAAGTAAAGCCTGTGCATACCTCTTTATCTCCGGTATCTTTGCTAATGCTACTGCCTGTGTCTTTTTACTAACAGGAACTACTATGTCTTGTAGTCCCTCACTTCTAAAATCAAAGCCCTTCTTTTTATCCTTGATAAGATTCTGCCATGCGGGTTTTCCATCCGGTGCTTTAGATGTTCCTCTTATCTTTAGTGCTTGCTTAACAAACATAACAATAACTTCGGGTGTAGCCTTACAAGTCACCATTCCAACTTCTCCCGCAGGAGCATCCTTTGTATTTAGTTTAGTCAATCTTTCAATTGCCTGCTTTTCTTTGTTACCTATTTTAAATTCAGTTGATTCAAACTCTCTTCTTAATTTATTTACTAATAGTTTACCATCTTTCCAAAACGCAGTATTTCTAGTGGACTTAACAAAAAAAGTTTCAAAGGCGTTTAACTTTATCCAATCTATAAAATCATCTTCTCCTATCGGTGCGCTCCCTACCTCTATTGGTTCTGATACTGCTTGTATTGCATCTTCTAAAATATATTTAAGCCCTCTAGAATCAAACTCGGAACTGGATTTTTCATTGTATAATGCTTGATGGGGAATATTTCCGCCATCCATTGTTCCTGTAAACCAAGCGTCGGGGGCTTTAGTTGTGTTATATTTTTTAGCATATTTAGCAGTAGCATAGTGACCTGTTATTGTTTTAGGTTTCATTGGATTTCCTCTAGAATCTTTTCTAGGCTCACTAAAAACGATAAATGCGGGGTCTAGGGCTATTCCTTCTTTACCTACATCCTTTCCTGTTTCAAATAAATCATCCAATACCTTTGCCAAATCAGTAATATCTTCTAAGTCATCATCGCTAAGATAGTTTTTTTGTAAAACTTTATCCATTGTTTTGATAGCCTCTACTGCCCCTTGACCTATTGCGCCAGCCCTTCTGTTTCTACTCTTTTCTCTAACATAAGTTCCAGTAAGATGATTCTTTAGAAAGTCAAAAAGAGTTGGAACATTCTTCACTTGCATTTTGCTACCGGAAGTATTCAAACAGGTTTGTTTCCACTTAGCATACTCATTAACAAAATCATACTTATCGAGGTTTTGATTGATTTCCATTCCTTTGTAATCAATCGTTTTCTTCTTTATCCTTTTTCTTTTTACCACGCTTTTTTCCCCCATAAGTTATGTTAAATAATTTTCCTGAAACTGCCGAAGGAGAAGTAGTAGTGACTGCTCCCGCTTCTTTCTCTATACTTTCCTTATTAGTCTTTTCTTTAAGAATGTCTTTCCACTTCATAATATCACTTATGCCACCTAAGCGAGAATTCCGTGTCTGCGTTAATTCCCGACTTTTTTGCTATTTCTTTAAAAAGAATATTTTGTTCTCTAACAAATAGTGCTTCAATAGAATAATAAGAAGGATATTTTAATGCTATTTCTGAAATTGTCTCAAGTATTAAAACAGTTTTTCCATTTTTATAAACTTGTAGGCCATTTATGCTAAATATTTCGTTGGTGTCCTTTGTCTTATTAAAGGTTCTTTCAATTCTATAATAAGTCCCATTTATCTCAATATTTTCATTGTCACTTTTTTCTTCTTTAAGCATTTCTAACGCCTTGCAAGCGACACTTTCCGGAATATTATCGGGTTCGTAAAAATGATATATTAAGAATTCTACTATAGGAAAACTATAGTCTCTATTATTTCTTATAACAAAACTTTTGCCGTCGCCATCAGCAATAGGCTCAACCTCTATTATCAGTTCACCATATTTACTGTAGTTCTCATGCCAACCCTCTTTCCATGTTTTTTCAACAACGGGCTTGTAATTTTTTAATTTGTTCGCTAATCTTTGTAGTTCTCTTTTACAATCATCATCTTCGATATCTATATCAATATCTTCTATCTCTTTTACACGGCCTTGCGTGATTACATTTTTAAGAATATCTTTCCATTTCATTAGAAAGCCCCATATCTCTCTAGTGTGTCAATAGCCCAAGTCTGTTCTAAATGCCGAAGTAACTCTTTAATAGTGTTTTTATTTTCTTTTATTCTCTCATCGGTAAGAACACCCGTCACACTAACTTTTGAGTCTGGACCGCTACCCCTTCTTTCCCAACTTATGAAAACCTCTAACGCAACATCTCCATATTCAGTATCTCTTTTTTCTCCTAACCTTTCAAATAAAGTATAAATTTTAACAGCATATATGAATTCTTGAACACCAAAATCGGCAACAATAAAACCATGTTTCCGATAGGTTTCCTTAGCCCTATTTTGCCTGTTTATGCTTTCAGTGTTTATGGTGTATTGTTCAGTTAAATCTTTTTTAAGAAGGCAAGCGGTTTCTTCATCTAAGTCTGGGACAGGTTCATAAAGCCATCCCTCGATTAGTAAGTTGGATGCTGGTTTTTTAATAGAAACACTACTAAGAATCTTAATAAGCCTGTCATACCATCTACGACAATCATCTTCATCTATATCAATATCTATATCTTCTATCTCTTTCACTCTCCCTTGAGTAATAGCATTTTTTAAGATATCTTTCCAATCCATTAATATCCCCCAAACCGTTTAGATATCACATACAAAAAAGAACCCTCTCCATAATTAACATCTGTTCTAGTAGTATGTTCTGAAATTACATTACTTATTGCTCTATCTACATACTTAACATAATCATCAAAGAATACTCTATTATCACAATGTTTAGAAAATTGTTTTATCATTTTTGCATATGGCTCATAGAAAGAAATTAACTTATTATAAACTTCTTTATCTGTATCATTAGGATTAGTAAATTCTTTTATTAAATTATCCGTTGATGCTTCCATACTATCTTCAAAAAGCCCAAAAAATACCGCCCATTCTTGATATTTGGGTAGTTTTACCGAAATACTAAAAACATAGTCCCTTCCCTTATTGACATAAAAAATAAATATTGGAAAACGACCATCTTCCTTCCTAAGTTTAAAACTAATACCATCATAATTTTCTAATTTGTCTTTTAGTTCACAAGCCAGTTCTTCTGAAACTAAATTTATATCTCCGTATGTTGCAAATTTTCTGTGCAATCTGTGTGTAGGTTTGTATGATTTTATTATTTGGTGTAATCGTATTAGCCACCTTCTGCAATCATCATCTTCTATATCAATATCTATATCCTCAATTTCTTTCACTCTACTTTGAGTAATAACATTTTTTAAGATATCTTTCCAAACCATTAATATCCCCCGAAACTGCTCTTTATAGCCCTTTCAAAAACATCATCGTCAAGGTTAATATTATCGTCAAATCTTCCGCCTAATTGCTCAGAACGCATTAACAGCACTTTTTTCACCCTTCTTGCTACATGACTTATATAATTATCAAAGAATATTCTATTCTTACAATGTTTAGAAAATTGTTTTATCATTTTTCCATATGGCTTATAGAAAGATACTAAGTCATCAAAAAGTTGTAGAAATGGTTCATCCGGTTTAATAAATTCCTCTAGCAATATTCGAGGAAAACTACCACCAGCATGTGTTGTTATCGACCATGCCCTATTTTTAGGCTGTCCTGCCAAAATTATAAGAGTATGGCCTAAAGTTCTAGGGTTATAAAAAAATCCAGCCCCATCTTCTACCTCATCATCAAGACTGGGAGCAAAGCCGAGATATACCGCAGAACCATCATGGTTTTCTAATTTGCTTTTTATTAGACAAGCCTGTTCTTCTGTAACTCCAGTTATATCTCCATTTGTTACAACCTTACCATGCATTTTGTGTGTAGGCTTGTATGATTTTATTATTCGTTCTAATTGTATTAGCCATCTGCTACAATCATCGTCGTCAATATCTATATCAATATCCTCTATCTCTTTTACCCTACTTTGAGTAATAACATTCTTGAGAATATCTATCCAATTCATATTACTCCCCCCCCTTATACTTACCATTAAATTTCTTTCTTGCTTCTTTCGATGAATCCGGTATTTTTCTAACCCTTTCCATGTAATCCTGCATCAATCTTCTAGTGCCTGTAAAATCCCAAGAACAATGCCTATATAACCTCTCAAGAAATCTAAATAAATTTTTATCGGAATCAGCAAAATCGTCAAAATCTACCCTTTCAATATGAATTTCAATAAACGATTCGTCTAATTCTTCAAAAGTATTTCTTGGCCAAGATTCCATAAATCTAAGACTAAGGCTAAGATAAGGTTTTATAGTCCGTTCATACCTATAAGGGTCGCCTTCTTCTTCAACAACAGATAGTCCCATTCTTACTATACTTTCTCCTCTTTTATTGCTTCCCTCAATCCTAGTATGAGAATTGAAAGGAATAGGCAAGTCTCCCTTTTTATTTACTACCAAAGTTTTTTCTATCGCTTCTTTAAATTCACAGGCTTCTGCTTCTGTTATACCTTTACCAACCTTATTGTCTGTTAAGTTATCCATTCCCGCGTCTTTCTTAGCAAAGCCTACAATAATATCTTGAAGTTGTTTAAGCCATCTAAGACAATCATCATCTTCTATATCAATGTCTATATCCTCAATTTCTTTTACCCTACTTTGGGTAACAGTTTCCTTTAAGATATCCTGCCACCTCATATTAATCACTCATGCCAACTAAATCCAAATTCTCTTGCGTCATAATATCCTGAGTATTTATATATTCCCATAGTATCAATTTTATTATCGTTTTCATCATAAATACCAGTAAAGAACTCACCATTTGACCACGATAAAATTATAGAAAAGGGTTTACCTTTCTCAGCAATAATGAGTTCATTGATATTATATTGATAGTCAAAATTAAAACTTCTCATTATTTCCCAATCTACTCCATCGTGTTCAAAATCATATATTTTATATGTATCACCTACAGCCGATTCATTTCTTTGATGGCTTTTTAAAATTTCCAATGCTTTACAGGCTACGGGTTCGGGAACAGGATTATAGAGGAATTTAGCACTTTCAAAAAACTCTGAAAATTGTTTATTTAATTTTTTTTGAGATAATGAAAAATTTTTTTTATTGACCGCAGGATTGTTATCCTCTATTATTTCAAAATATTCTGCATTTCTTGGCCAACCTGCCTTCCACCGTTCTTCTAAAAGAAGATTGTAATTTTTCAATTTATTTGCCATTTGCTGTAGTTTTCTATTACAGTCATCATCCTCAATATCAATATCTATATCTTCGATTTCCTTAACCCTATTTTGGGCTATCGTTTCTTTAAGGATATCTTGCCATGACAATTCAATCCCTCAAATGATTAGACCAACTCTTACTAACCCAATCAAAATCTTTAGGGAACGGGGAAATAAATTCTCCTAATATTTGAGCAAGGGCATTCATTTCTATCGGGTATATCTTGTCGCCTTCGGGCAGACTTCTATCAATAATCATTCTTTCAATGACTCCTAATTTGACCATATCTTGGGTTACATTAAAGGTGTAATTTATCTTAAATTGCTTATCTTTTACTAGTTCTTTGAGAGTATTTTTGACCTTTTTTTCTGTTTCGTTTATTTTAACTCTATCTATTTCACTATCCATAGAATCTTGTAAATCTTCTCTTAATTCATCTAAGGCAGAATATAAGACTTTTCTAACTTCAGACATCGCTTCATCAGTAACCAACTTTGCTATGTTTTTTATTACTTCTATTTGTTTAGGAGTAAATTTAAATTGTTCTTTTTCGGGGTCGGGTTCTTCTTCCAATACTGCTATTTCTCCTAAATCTGCTATCTCCTGCAAATCTTCTTGAAACTGCTCATCTTGTAATTTATTTTGAAATACATTAAGAGGCGCTGATAAAGCCTCTAACATAACTTCCTCTATCTTAGGAACAGATAAAAATTCAGTTCCTTCTAATTCTCTAATGTATTTGCTTACTAAATTTTTAGAGGTTTCTATGTAAATACCCCTACTTTTCGCTTGACTAGCCAAATTCTGCAAAACTTTTAACAATCTATTCATAAAAGGATTTCTTTCTTTTAATATATATTTCCAACTCATTTTTTATCACCTAAATACTTGTGATGATACTTCTTCTTACCAACCTGCCTACCCTCTCCTGAAAACGGATTATATGGGCGATTTCTTGCTTTCATTCTAGCCCTTGTTGGCATTGGGTTAGTTTTGATACCTCCCATTCCAAGCCCTCTCTTTTTTCCTTTTCTTTGTTGATTTGCCTTTGGTTGAGGTTGTCCGTAACTAGGTGAATCTGTTACATTACCAAACTCTTCTTCTAGTTCTTGCATTTCTATATCTCTAACTTTTTTAGAATCTCTTGGATTTCTATTTTGTCTTTTGAGCCTAAGTTCTTCTCTTTCACGCTTTTTTCTACCTCTATTTATTAGTCGCATTTCTTTTTCGTTAAAAAAACTACCTTTCCCTTTTGCTTTCTTTTGACCTAAGCGTTCTTCTGTTTGTCGTTGTTTAGTTTCTCTATTAATTTGAGTTTGCTCAAATTTACTAGGTCGCCTAAAACCACCAAAAAGGCTGTCTTTGCCTTTAAAATAAGATTCAGCATCTTTAGTATAGGGATATTTTTCATCCTTACTTCTCTTCAAGATATTTTTCCAACTCATTTCTTATCACCTGTAACAAAACACTTCTTTGACTTTGCCTCTTTCTCATCAACTTCTTTTGACTTTGCATCAAACCACTTATCGAGATAATTGCACCTTGTCATATTATTCATCTCTTGTATATTCTAAATCATATTTTAAATCGCCTAAAACAGAAGCAAATATTTTATTTTTCATCAAATCTTGCATGATATCATACTTCTTCGTTCCATCAAGTATGCTTCTTATTTTTCTTTCTAATATACGCTCTGTTTGCTTCCTATCATAAAACCCTTTCTTAACCAGTTGTTGTGCAGGGGTAGTCAATATTTGTAATACACTTTCCGGTATTTTATCTACTTCTTCCATGAGGTTTTTTACTATTTCTTTAGTAGCCATATAACTTTCTTTTCCTCCATCGGGATTTCTCCTACCGCTACCGTCGGATAATCTATAAGGTGTATCTTTGATACTTATTTTTTTCTTTATCTCATCTTTCCATGTCATGATACATCACCTGTAAAGCCCCTACCCCTGCTCCTTAGTCTTTTCAAATCCTTTGCGTCAATATCACCGTCATTATCAGTATCTAATTTCTTTTGGCCACCAACAAGTTTCTTTTTCTTTTTACCCATCTTTTCTTCTTCTTTCATTAATCTTGTAGGTAAATCGTCATACGCTCCTTCTATTACTTGAACTGCTTCTTCTACATCGTCGAGAGATATATTCAAAGCCCTAGCAATACTTAGATTACTAGGTGGGGAATCGGGATATTTCGCCATCCTTTTATCTACATACGCTTTTACTTTCTTAGCATTTAGCAACTTAGTAGTTCTCTTAACTTTCAGTATATCTTGCCATGCCATGTTAATCCCCTTTAATTTTATCAAGATATTCTTTTATTCTTTTGGCTTGGCTTTCATGCATCTCAACTGCTTTGCCTAGTTCTTCGATTATTTTTTCTAGTTCTGCTACACTACTTTTCTTTATTTCTTCTTTCCATGTCATATTAATCAATCCCTCTTTCTAAGTCGTTTAATTTCTGTTATATCTGCTTGACATAATTTTATTATTTTTTGAAGTGGTTTTATTAAAAATTTACTACCTTCTTTTTTTACTTTCTCATCTAAATCAGGTGTTGCCACAAGTTCGTCATATTCATCTAATAATTCTCTTATGGTGTTTTTTCTCCAACCTATGTTCTTTTTAATAATATCTTTCCATGCCATATTATTCACCTAATCAAACCGGATATATTATTACACATTTATCGTTGTCGTCAAGATTTCTTGGAATTTGACCTGTGTTTTGAAGAATACTAATAGCACTAGGATTATTGGGAGCATATTCTATTCTTAAATCGCCATCTGTTTCTTCAATGATAATTCCTTCGGCAATCCTATCAATTTGTATTGCCTTTGTCATCATATGTTCATCAATATAAACTGTGCTAGATTTATCAAATGTGTTTAATTTTGCTATCAATTCACCTACTGTCATTCCAACTTTTCTTTGCTTTCTTATCTCTTCTTTCCATGTCATATTAATTTCTCCTAAAATTTTGTGGCGGATTTTTTTTACCTCTTTCTAACTTTGCCACCATCTAAAATAACCCTCGCATAAAAACGATTAAATTCTTGCAGATGTTTGTTAAATCCTCCTGCATCATCTTTCAATGCCATATCACTCATTTGAGAAATTATCTTATCTGCTTCTTTTCTTTCCTTCTCACTTAAATCATATGTCTTCATATCATCAACAACTCTTTCAACGGTTGAAAGAAGCCTTGTTGATTTCTTTCGTTGGTTATCATTTTTTAATATCTTTTTCCACATAATTAATCACTTTTCCTCAAAATTTGTGGCGGAATTTATTTGGCACTAGCGAAAAAAATTTTTGTTTAAACTTTATATTTCCAGAATAAAAGTATATCATTTAAATCAGTTCCTTTGTTTGTTTATTATTTAATTAAATTGGTCTAGTGTTTTAAATTCAAATTTTGGATTAAGTATTCTATAAGTATTGGCTTTTATCTTTTTAACTTCTAATAGTATTGCGTATGCCTTTTCTACTTCATCTTTAGTATATTTTTCTTTATTTCTTCTAATTAGGTTCATGTCTTTAATTAGCCCTTCTAAGATAGTATTTGTTTTTTTTATTATTTGAAGTAGTTCCGATTCAGTATTAGTATTGCCCTGTTTGGATAATGCCATACTAGGTGTCATCTAAAGTGAGGCTAAACTAGCATTGTTTATAATAATTCCTTCAAAAAGAGGCTAATTTATTGTCTAAAATACAGACTTTTTGACTTAATCTTTAAATGAAAAATAAAAAAATTTTGGAAACAAAGCCATATGGTTGTGCTTTGCACACCCTAATAAGATTTTTAAAAAAAGAAAAATGAGAAACTCCGGCTACTCGTTCAAAGCAAGTGAAAACGCTGATTCTTGGTATGTTTGATGAGAGGTCACTAATTAACTAGTATTTAGATAACTTACAATCTCTTTCCATATCCGTCCGTATTACATTTTGAACTTTGACTTTCGCCTTCGTTTCTCAATAGTGTTATGGCCACTAATAACCATTGGAATAGGTGACGGTTTAATTTAATAAACAGGTAAACCGCCAAAGACTGTTATGTTCGGTAAGGAGTCAATCCTTTTGCGCTAATAATTTAGGGCAAATGTGAGTATTGAAATAAGAGTCAGACAAAGACTCAAACCCACAAAGTATGCAAGTGTAAATCACTCTCATTCTTCTTCACTCCTAAATTCATTTCTTGCATCCCTTGTTTTTGTAACTACTTCAATGTCACATTCGCTCCTTGAAGTATTAATACATTCAAAGTTACAATTGATAGTAGGTGTAGGTAATTCTACAATGAAGGTTTCCAGTGCTTCTTCTACTCTTGCTTGAATAAAACCCATAGCGGAGTTAGGTATTTCAGTTAGCACTTCTTCAATATCAGTAGTTCTCATTACTGATTCAGCCCGATAATCTAATGAAAAATCTAAATCAACAGACTTGCTGTAACTATGAAACCAAACTGAAACAGTCATGCATATTCCCTCATTATAATCAAAAAGAATTTCATGCTTAGAGGGTATAGTATGTTTTAGCCCATTAGCGAGAGGGTCGCCAAATACTAGCCTTCTTTCAGTAGGTAGAATCATCTCTTCGACATCTCCAATAATAGATTCTACTTTAACAGACATATTTGGATATAGGTCACGCATAACATTTACTACGGCATTTGCTGTATGCCTCCACTCTAGGGGTTTACCTTGAGGAGTATTTTCGTCTAGCATTATTTGATATACATACTTCTCACCTTGTTTGGTATGAATACCGTAATACTCGATATCTCTATCCTCATTACAAGTAGTAAAGATTTGACTATCTTTTAGGTAGTTAAAGAATAATGCTTTTTGATTATCTGTAAAGGATTCTCCAATACCATAGGTCAGGTTAAATGTTCGTCTATATGTTACCGACATGGTAGTATATCTAGCCGTTTGTTTAAGGTAATCGTATTCCAAAGGAATCCTCTTACCATATGGTAATGCTTTGCATTACTCAAATCCGAGTCAAAATAAAAAAAAGGCCGGGAGACTAGAGTATTTCATCTAGTCTCCCGATAGGGCAACGAGTGGTAGTGAATCTAATCACTCTTCTTTGGCAACCTCCGAGTTACTAACTTTTAGAGGTGGTGCTACGACAATAGGTAAACCATCGCCATCTGCTCCGCTAAATCTGCCTTCTTTGAATGCTGTAACCATGTTACGCATGCAATGATTTTCAACATAAGTTGCTATATCATCAATGGTTTCATAGTTACCGCCTCTTCGACCTAATCCCATGTAGAATGTATTTAGTAGTATAGTTATGACATTAGTAGGCAACGATACAAATGCATTTGTTACTTGAGTCATCGCAGTCTCGGCAATAACCTGTAAATCGGTAGGCAAGACTGAATCTCGTCCAATTCTCGCTTTTGGGAAATCATCCCATCTTTTGCCGTTATCTCGAAGAACTCCCCAACAAAGCGTTAGTTCGTCCTGCTTTTCTTCATCAGTAAAATCATCATCATCTACAACTGAATCACCTAATTCAAGTTGCATCTTAATGATATTACCTCGCTTTCCTCTTTTTTCCTTTGCCAACCAAGCGTGAACTTGAGATGACAATTTCATCCAATTCTCTATCTTCATTTTTTCAACTCCTTATTTGAGTCACTACCACTCGAAGCACTAGTAGTATGCATGGATATATGATAGGTTCAAGGTATGCAAAGCAACCATATGGTTGTGCTACTTTGTTATTTGCAGGGAGGTGAGGGGCTAAAAAATTTAAAAAAATAAAAAAAAGGAAAGCGGGAGAACCGAATTTAATCAGTTCTCCCGCTAGGGGCAACAGAGGGAAACAAGCGAGAATCACTCATTAGACTCCTCTAATTTGGCATTAGCGGCCTCTTTCTCCTCCTTAGTTGGTGGTGGGGTCATTTGTGGTAGTTCGTTCTTAATGACCCAATCACCCTTTTTGTCGAGTATTGCTCGACCATCATCAATAGATGACTCCATGTTTCTAACGGCTACATCTACTAGATAGTTGGCAACGGCTTCAAAGTTTGAATAAACTCCACCAGTGCGACCATGAGGTAGATAGTAGTTGCAGAACATAGCCTGTAATTCAGTAGGGATTGCCAGTAAAGCATTCAAGTATGCTTGGGAAGAAGTAGTCATTGTAACCCTTAGATTTGTAGGGTATTTGTCGTCTCTTCCCATTCTCGCTTTGGGGAAAGGTGGTGCATCCTCCACTTTGTCATTGAAATACTTACCATTCTTACCAATGGTCTCCCAACAAAGTTTTCTTTCATCATCATCGGCCGTGTCATCTAGACCCAGTTCAATGTTAGTGGTTATTTGGTTAATCCTCGCCATATTTTTGCGAACACTAGTAACCGAATCCGGTAGAGACTTAATCCAAGCCTCAACCTTCGCTGTGTTATCCATAAATCTTGCTTCTTGCATTTTTTTCACTCCTATGTTTATGAGTTTGCTTCTTGTTCCCTCTGAAGCACTAATAGTATGAGGGGTTGCTTTAGGGTTGTCGCTCTCCAAAGTATCGCTATGACCATATGGTTGTGGGAGATAAGTCTCTTTAAACATAGAGATGTCCTAAATCAAATCACCTTACCTTCCAAAAATAGGTGTTATTTTCATTCTCTAAATACCAACCTCTTATTGATACTCATTCTCAATTGAACTTATATGAATTAATATTTTATTATTATATATTATATTATTATATAATATAGGATAAATAATCGAGGGTGTTTTTTCTGCTTCCCTTCCTGACAAATCAATCTTTCAAAGTTGGTGGATTCGTCCGGAGGTCAAAAATAGGCCGGACAGGACATATCAAAAGCATAATGGTATAGTTATGTATCATTATTATATTATTTTAATAATATATCCTATATCCGATACATCCGGTATAGTATATAGCATTCCTATAGTCAAAAAAACCCTAGAGAGTAGTAGTAGTAGAGAGGGGGGTAAGTCCGGACAGGACAGGACGAAAAATATTGCAGGTTTGGCCTCATTATGAATAGGTTATGTTGCATAACCCTTCGTCCGGTAATCGGACATATTTTCCGGACACATATCTAAACTGAAGGAATTAGCAATTTTACCTTTTGGTTTAGTTTATCTAACGCAATATATTTTAACCGTTTTTATTTTTATCAATAATGCCTGTAATTGATGATAGACGAAATATGTTGATAAATAGCGTTATTTAAATAGTGGTGGCTTTTATCTCGTTACATGCCTAAAGTTAAGAATGTCAAAGAGGAGAGAGTTAATAAACAAAGTTCAGAGAATGCCGAATGGGAATCATTAGTGTATGATGCTAGGGAGTTCATGAAAGATGCTGAACTTCCAAAATCAATCACGAAAATAGTAGAGATGAATATAGAGTTAGGTAATTCTATTGTAGAGGAGAGAAATGTCGCTATGAAAAGCATCAAGAATATGCTAAAAAATAGAAATGGGACACCTTTCCGTAGAGGATTGAAGTCAAGGCATCCGGCATATGCTAGAATTTCCATAGATGCAATATGCCAAGACGCAACAGATGATTATGCGACCTTCTTCAACAGCAGACCATATTACAAGAATATTCTAAAGAAACATCAAAAGAGTGGCGGTGGTAACTATGATGGTGTAAATGATTTCTCAAGAGTTATGGTAAAGCGTCTAAGGGACACCCTCAACATTATGATAGATGATGGCGATTGGGATGGTAAAATAGAATCACTTTATTGATTTCTTAGGGATATAGATTTAGTGAAACATTGTTGGTTTTTTCAAACAATGTTCGACCCTCATGGGGTGGGGGTTATAAAGCAACGGCGGCCTCCATGAGTGGCTCAAGTGGGTATGTGCAAGCCGTGACACATAAACGGTTTAATCAAATCATTTGAATCAAGAAACTTTAGTGACGACAGGGGCAACAAAGAAGTATTACGGTTTGGTTAATTCCAAATGCGGTAGTCGTCACTAAGGTTTCAACACAAAAAGGAAGTGAAAAAATGATAACAGGAACACAAGAACAGAAAGCAATATGGAATGAAATAGAAAATGGTGAAAGTCATGTAATGGTGAATGCCGGTGCAGGAACAGGAAAGACATTCACTATCGTTGAAGGAGCAAATAGAATAGATGGTCAAAAAGCCGCATTCTTAGCATTCAACAAATCTATCGCAACAGAACTACAAAAGAGACTGCCGGAAGAAGTCGAAGCAAAGACATTTCACGCATTTGGATTTGCGGCAATTAGAAAGGCAGGAATAAAAACTAGAGTAAATAATTACAAACTAACCAACATCATTCGTGAGTTGCTAGGTAAAGATTTCAATGTGACACCCTTGAAGAAACTAATATCACTAGTCAAGGGTTCAATGATTGAGGGCAAAGATGTTAAATCAATTCTTGGTTTGATTGATGAATACAACATTAACTTCAATTCGGACAGAGAAGAAACTCTATCAATAGAGTCTATCCCTGCTATCCTAAATATGTGCAGAACACAAACAGGAACAATTGATTTCGATGATATGATTTGGCTACCTTTGGTAAACGAATATCCTCTACCCCACTACGATGTAATGTTTGTAGATGAAGCACAAGATTTCAATGAAGCACAAAGAGAACTTATTTCTCGCTGTGTTAATGGTGGCCGATGTATTATTGTTGGAGATAAAAATCAAGCAATCTACGGTTTTCGAGGAGCAGATTCTAATTCAATGGCTATGTTTAGAGACAGGTTAGTTAAGAAAGGTGAGAGAGAAGTAAAAGATTTCTCACTAAGTATTACATGGAGATGCCCTACATCAGTAGTTGAAGAAGCAAATAGATATGTCAAAGAGTTCTATGCTCATGATGATGCTGAGGTTGGTAGTGTAAATGAATTTGCACCGTTTAATCCTCAAAGGAATGATATGGTTCTATGCAGATACAATGCTCCACTAGTTAGCGCATTCTATGATTTAATTAGTCAAGGCAAATCAGCCTATATTCTAGGCCGAGATATGACTAAAGGTTTAATCAACTCTGTTGAAAAAGTAACAAAGAATCACCAAATGGGTAGTGATGAGTTTTGGAGTTTATATTTATCCGACTTTAACTACAACTACAACAAACTAATCCAACAGGAAAAGAAGTCTAAGGCTCTTGCTTTAGAGGATAAGAAAGACTGTATCAGTATCTTTGCTCACAAAGCAAAAACTGTTGGCGGTATTATTGAAGAAATCAAGAGAGTATTTGATGGTAATGATGAAGGAGAGATTATGCTCTCAACTGTTCATAAAGCAAAAGGTCTAGAAGCAGACAATGTTTATCTTCTAGCAACTGAAAGAATGCCTCATCCATTAGGAGGCCAAGAGGAGAATAACATTTGCTATGTAGCAATAACAAGAGCAAAGAAAAACCTATTTTATGTAGGTGAAAAACCAAAGAGGGTGTGAAAATATGAGAAGAGAATTATCAAATGGAAGATGGGATAGAGTCCTAAAAAGAAGAATGGTTGAATTATCAGTAGCAGATAATTACGATGATGCTAAACACGAATGGATAGCAACTGGTAATGTTTGGTGGAGTGGTAATGGAGAAATACCCGATTGGGTCAGTAATTCACACCATCAAAACTATTGTCTTTGTGGTCATGGTATTGTTTATCATTTCCATATCAAGAATACAGAAAATGGTAATGAAGATGTAGTCGGCAGTGACCATATTAACTCCTACCTAATCATTAGACAGATTGCTCAAGAACTAAAAATTGACATTAATGAAGTAACAGATGAACAAGTTGCTGAATGGATTAAGGTTAGAGTTGGTTCTATGAAAGCAGAAGCATGGTGGGCTGAAAATGGTGAAATGTTTGAAGAGAGATTTAACTTTGTTAAAGAGTATGATTTGTGGAATAACACAAGAACAACTGATTGGTATTGGGACAATTCTCTAAAAATGACTAGACCTAGATTAGCCCTGCGTAAGAAAGGTAGTGGAACATTTGGAAACTCTGATTATAAAATGGCTTCTGTTGTTTGGAGATGGAATCATCCTAATAATCCTAAGAATCAACAAAGAGTTCATGGCTATCCTAACAAGAAACTAATGATGGATATTAACTATCTATTCGTAAGAGAAAAGGATAGTATTCTAGAGTTTATGGAAACTCAAAGAAAACTCGAAGAGAAAAGAGCCGAGATTGCCGAAGAACGACGAATAGAACAAGAACGACGACAAAGAGAACAAGAAGAAAGACAAAGAAAGTGGGAAGAAGAAAGACCTGCTAGAGAAGCAAGAGAAGCCGCTAGAAAAGAACAACAGCGAATATTAAGAGAGCGACGGGAACTAGAAGCAAAAAGACAACAGCAAATAAAACTGGCTCAAAGTGCGGAAAACTTACAAACTAGGGATGAGAATTTTGAGGAAATGTGCCACTACTACGGAGTTCAACCATTTGGTTTAGAAACTGCTCAAAATGATTGGGAACGAAACTTCCTAAGTAGTATTAAAACTCAGATGATTCAAAAGAAAGAACTAACATTACCACAATTAACAACGCTTAAAAGAGTTCTAACTTCTCAACCTACTGAAAAACAAATCAAGTTCTTGATTGATTTGGGTTATGAAGATGTTGATTCTATTAAGTCCAAGAATGAGGCTTCTAAGATAATTGGTCGCCTGTTACTTCGTGAGGACTGAACTAGAATGGGGTTTTTTGAGAGTAATGAATAGCGAATCCTAATATACCTTATCATAGGCTACTTTCACTAGCCTGCTATTCCCCCTATTGGAGTTGATACTATGTTCAATTGGCTTAAGCAGTTCTTTGTAAAAGAACGAAAAGAACAAATTCCTAAATGTTACAAGTGTGGATTGGTGGCATCCACAATGGTATTTATGGAATTCAAAACTATGGAACTAGAACAAATAGAAGAAAGTATTCTAGTTCAACTTTGTAATCATTGTCATAAAGAATTATTTGTTTTGTATGACAAAGACTACATTCCACCACTAATAAAGGAAGAATAAAAATGAAAATGAAAGAAATAATACCTAAGCACAAACAACACCAATACAAACCTGAATATCTAGATAGAGGTGTGGCTATGGAACAACGAAGAATAGAGATATTCAAGAAACTAGTTGCTGTAAATTACAGTCACTCAAAAGCATATGAAATATCAAAAAGGAGAATGAAAATATGAAAATAAAACAAGAATTTGGAAATACAATATATAACGATGGAACAATTGCTATGAAAGTAAGATACATTTTTGAAGATGCAGTATCTATGATGCTATTTTTCAAAGATGATATCTGGTATAATAGAGAGCCAAATGATGGTAATAGTTGGGAAGTTAATAGAAGCAATTTAACTATAACTTGCACTACCTATGTCAAGGCACTAGACCATTATAACTCATTGATAAAAGAGGGCGAAGAAGAATGAAAGTAAATTGGAATGAACTATGGAAAAAATATTATCCTAAATTAAGTCCTAAAGAAGCGCATGCAGAATTAATGCAAAGGTTTCCTGAATTAGCAGAGGTGAAAGAAGATGAGTAATTACCCCGATAATATGTGTTGGGCATCATTAGATGACCATTTAGACCCACAATTAGATTGTGGCTGTTATTCAAGTGATGATTGTGACTGCTATTTAGAATGCGGTTGTTATGTAGAAGAATGCGAGTGTGAGGAAGAATGAATATATTTGCATTATCAAGATGTCCCATTGAATCAACTGTTCAAATGATAGACAAACACATAGTTAAGATGCCAACGGAAACTTGCCAAATGCTACATACTAATGCACTATTTCAAGAGTTTTCTGATATGTATGGCTACGAACCTAGTCTTGCTAGATTGAAAGAATACCATGAAGAAAGCGGCTCTATTCTAATGAAGCCTGCTATGCTTAATCACCCTAGCACTATTTGGGCTAGACAAAGTATTCATAACACCCTTTGGCTTTATCAGCATGGTATGGCGCTTTGTGAAGAATATACCTTTAGATATGGTAAAGTGCATGGAACTTATAACAGAATGCTACAAACACCTATGGAGTTTGATGCAGATTCTAATTTAGCAACTCCCGTTCATATTGCCATGTTTGATGTTTACCGATTAGATAGGAACGATTATCTACATTTAAATGACTGGGACTTTGTTATCAAAAGTTATCAGCATTATTATTTAGAAGCAAAATGGTCTTTTGCTAATTGGAAATCTAGAGATATTCCTAGTTGGTGGCCTAAAGACCACATAGAAAAGAAATATGCCCCTGTTAGAGAGGCATATCAAAGAAAAATAGAAGAATACAGGAGGAAAGCACTTGAGAACTTGTGAGATATGTGAAGGTAAAGGTTGGTATTTAAGTTCAGACCCAACCTATGAATGTGTAATAAAAGAAGAATGTTTGGATTGTAAATACCATGAAATGTATCGAGATTCAGTAACAGAAAATCTTTACAAATTATTTAGGGATGTTAGTCCTGTTAAGGTTGCCATTCTTTTAGCAGAATTTATTGTTAATTCTGTTGATGCTAACCCAAAAGATAAACTAGATAGGTTAGATGAAATAGTCATGTCTAAGAACACTAGAGGAGTAATGCTTCTAGGTCAAGGATATGCAAATGCTCTAAAGGAGGAAATATAATGGAAGTAGAATATAGAATAATAAACTCGGCAGAAATGCCACCGATAATAATAAGCCAAACTGAAAATGATAAGCCTAAAATCGTAGTCAATTCATATCATAAAATATGGATTAGTCTGTATCGCAAGACGATAGCAGGAATAGTTCATAGTCTACAGGATAAGATGGACGACCTTTTGACATCATTTTTAGTGGAACAAAGACAGTTTGAAAAAGATGACCAAGATTTTATGAATGATTCAACAGGTGATTTAGAATGATACAGAAGATTTTGAAGATAACAGGCGACATATTGAGTGTTTGCTTGGTATGGGGGCTAGCCCTACTATTGCTACCCCTCATATTGATTATTGCCCCGTTCAGCCTTTTGGCCTGAATAGTTTAAATAGTGGAGAGAAAGAAAGAAAAATACAGGAGATGAAAATATGATTAAGTTAAGAATAATGAATGATACCGGACACACAGATTTGATGTTAGAAGCAAGTAGCGTGATTGAGCAGATAGAAACTCACCCTACCCATTGGTGTTTTATTGATGGAGAAATGGTAGCGAGAGAAGATATTGCAGAGATTAACTGGGAAACTGTTGAGACAGTAGACCTAGTAAATGCTATCGTTGGAGGAAACCTTTGAATTAGACTATTCGTTCTTTCCCCTTAGAGGGGTAGACTCGTAATGGGGCTTGAGTCTACCCCTCACAAAACGATAGGTTTATGTTCCTTATCCTATTCAAAATCAAATATGAATGATGAGCAGATAGTTGCACAGTCTTTCGAGGAACTAAGAAAGATGATTCATACCGATAGATTAACTCAAAAAGAAGTTGATAGAGGTATGAAGATAATCACAACTTTAGAGAAGTTGTTTAGATTAAAGGAGGTCTAGTAGTGCCTAGCCTCGTTAAAAAATATAATGAAGCACTAGACATAATGCTCTTTATTTTGAAAGACTTTTCAAGCGAGAGCATTCTTATTATGAAAAATTCAATAAAAGTAATTGAAGAGTTTCATGACATATTCGATACGGATGCTAGTAAAATATCAACGCTACATTATGATTTTTGTAGACTTGATGAACTATATAAAATTGAAGAAGCGGTTGAAATTGGTTTTAAAAAATTTTTAATTAAAAACATAAAAGAAACTAAAAGCATGCTAGACTACCATAACCACAATTGTAAAACTAGTTGTATAATTTGTGAAACAAGGAAAAAAATGGAAGGTGAATTATTTGAAAGAAAAAGACCCAAAATACCAAAAAAGCACAAGAAATAAGAAAATAGCAACAAGATGTAGAGTTTGTGGTGGCCAACTTACTAACATAATAGAAATAGAAAATGAGTGTCACATAATCTGTGACAAAGATAATAAAAATGTATATATGATGTGATAATATGAATGAAGAAAAAGAATACACAATAGAAATAGATATACCCACGCCCGACGACCAACATGAAACTTATGGTAAATTTACTATTACTTGGGAAGGTCGCCGCTATGAATGGAATTCCGCCGTATTAAATATTAGAAATGGTGCAAAAGACCCTATTTTTGAATCGGTTAGAGGATATTTTAAAACCCAACTAGCCAATCTAAAGCATAAAAAAGAAATGTATTTCAGTATAGGTAATGTTCCTGTTCTATTAGAATATTCGTCTAGATACTACATGAACGGTAAAGCGGTTAGTTTCAATCATATGCTTAGTGTTCTTGCTAGAGTGGCATTAAAGTCTGTTTGGACTGATGATAAATTACAATTACAAAGAACCCTACTTAAGACTCTAAATGTATCAGAGGACATTAGATATGTTTTAGAAAACAGAATGCCATATAATTTTTACAAAGACTTTGATAAAGTAGAAGTTAGGTTGAATGTTCAACAAATAGGCTCTGACGAATATGCCGTAGAGGTTAGTGATGGAATTTGGGGAACTATGAAAGGTAAAGATATTAACTCCTTTTGTTCCTTTTTCTTACATGGTAAAAAAACAGGAAAGTGGAAATTTTGTTCGCCTAATAGATTATTCGTAGAGACTGTTGGCCGTAAACCAACCCCTTCCGAAATAGAATTGATGATTCCTTTTCTAGAGCAAAATAGGACTGCTGATTTGATTGAGAAGAGAGCGCAAGAATTAGTTCAAGATATGGTAAAACAATTCTCTAATAGAATTACCCTCATCTACAAAGAGTCTAGAAAATTAGACGGCATGGTGGTTAGAGGAAAGGGCTATGATTGGTTTATTAGAGATAATGGAACTAGAAGCGGAACACAAAGAGTTTCTACTTATGTTTTATCTTCTAAGACAGAAGTTCAATATCATGGCGATGATGATGATGTTGGAGTAGAAATAGAATCTAATGATTGGAGAGGGCCAATTTGTATAGATAATATGTCTAATAATGCCCCATTAGGCGACCAAATGTGTGCTAGGGCGTTTGCCGCACTCAATGATATCATGATGATAAAAAGAGTAAGCACCATTAAAGGCTACATTAACAATATTGAGCCTAATACAGTTAGGTTAGATGATTTTGTTTTTGAGCAGGAGAGATTAGATGACAAGAAATTACACTTATATTTGTGAAGAGTGTTCTAGTAAATCAGTATCCTTTAACGAAAGACTAGGAGAAATGACCTGCGATGAATGTGGTTTAGTTATAATAACCGAACTCTTTGAAGAAACGGTTCTTCCTGTTGATAAGAAAGGTAATTTTGTTCATTCTCCGGATAGAGGTAAATTAGGCTCTGTGATTAACGGTAAATTAGGTAAAGTAGCAAAACACCACCATGTTAAATCTAATTACTCTTCCTACATCATGAGAGGATTATCTTTTTGTAAAATACTTCTAGCGAACTTTACTTCTAGTAGTTCAATAAGAGATAGATGCGAAGAGATATACATTACGCTATATCGAAAAAACATTATCAATAGGTCATCTTACGAGGATAGAGCCTGTGCAATTGTATATTACTGTCTATTAGAAAATAATACGCCTGTAAAATATGCAGATGTTTGCTCGATAGAGTTTCAAAACGATAAGTCTAAAGTAATTAAATTAGTTAAGAAAATCAAAAAGACCTTTGGTAAAGTGACTAGACCAATAGACTACCGCTATGAAATAGAAAGAGTAGCAGTTCAAGTTCTAAACAATATAGGATTTGTTCAACAATGCTTAGATATACATGATTATTTTCAACCAATAATAAACGAAAGTAATTACAATATTCCTACTACCTATCCTGTGGCAATTGCTTGGATAGCGACTAATGTTAATTGTAGAACCGATGTAACGGCTAGTAAGATAAGTAGGAATTGTAGTGTATCTAGGTGGTCTATTAGAAACACAACTAATAGACTATTAGAATTAATAGGAAAAGAAGAAATAAAACAAATAAGAGGAAAGGAATTAAAATGATAAATGAAGAATGGATTGAATACTATGTGTATTTAGAAGAATTACGACAAAGTGGAGTAACCAATATGTTTGGTTCTGCTCCATATTTGAGAGAGGAGTTCGGCTTAGGCCGAAGAGAATCAATAAAGATTGTAGCAAACTGGATGGATAACTACGAAGAATTGATAGAGAAAGGAATAATTAGTAGAGGTGAATAATATGAAAAATTTGATTGACCCTAAGACAAAAGCGAAGATGTTGAAAGAACAGTTTGATGTTAAAACATATTGTGGAATAGCAGATGCTCATGGTTTAGAGTCTTTCATGGAATGCGAGGGCATTGGATATGCTCCAATGACCATTACTATGAGAGCAAGGCTAAATAGACAAAGACACGCTATGGTTTATTGGGTAGAATTACCCGATAACAAGGCAGAACAAATGAACGAAGCAATAGAGCAAGCGCAAAAAGATAACAATTGGCACACGCCATTGTTACTACTAAAGAATCCCGACTTTGTTGAGAATGTATCATTTGAAAATTCTATGAAAAGTAGTTGGGATATGTTACCTAATGACAAACTAGACCCATATTGGGGGGGACAGTAATGAAAGACAAATTACAATACCCAACAATAGCAATACAACTAGTAAATCCACAAGGTATGCCTTATGATATGCCGGATGATTGGATAGAAACCGTTCTTTCTATTGCGGCTATAATTAATGATAAGTATAAGATTGGCGTTGATACAGTCTTTGGAACAGCATCAAGAGAAGGATTTGAAATATTAAGTAAAGAATGTAGTAAAGAGGAATAAAAATGTTAAGGAATAAAGATGGAAAATTGTATGTAGGAGATAAAGAAGTTATCAAAGGCTACGAATCATTTAGTGGTTGGTATTGGTTTGTAACTGAAATAGAAGAAGAGGATTATGGAGGACATCCTCTATACTTTGGATATGTTCAAGGCTTTGAAAATGAATGGGGAACATTTTGGCATGGAGAACTACAACCGCTAATTGAACAAGGTAGAGTTTGGGAGATTAATGAAGTTGATTTACCATATGCAGGGAGGAGATAAAATGAAAAGAAAAGTATTAGTAATTGGAGCAGGAGGTATTGGGAGTTTCTTGATACCTCTTTTAGATAAAGTAGGATTGTATGACATAACGGTGGCAGACCCCGATAAAGTAGAAACGAAGAACCTACCTTATCAAAATTTTACAGAATCTCTAGTAGGAAAGAATAAAGCAGTTGTTATGGGTCATTATAAATCCGTATCTAATAGTATTGTTTATCCTATTCTAACTGAAAAACAAATGAAAGGTTATGACTTGGTTATTTGTTGTGTAGACAATTTAGGCCTTAGAAGGACAATGTATAACACAAAGATTAAGTGGTTAGACTTGCGGGCGCAAGGCAGGAATGCCGCACTTGTGAGCCATAAAGCCGACATTAAGATGTATGAAAGTTTATTGGCAGGTAAAGATGGGTCATTCTCTTGTCAAGGAGATTCTTGGGATGGGAGTAACAAAGGAGTTCATTTTATGCAAGTTGCTATCGCAGGAATGGGCGCACAATGGATTCAAAGATACTTCAATGATGAAGAAGTATGTGACTTTAAGGTGGTGAATGTATGAGTAAAATAAAGGATAAGTATTTTGATAAAATAAATAATGATGATAATTCGTATGAGCAGTGGATGGAAGAACTAAAGGAAAAGAGATTCTTGGCCGAGAGGCATATCATAGATAACTATGATAAGTCAAAAAACATTAAAGAATTGTTTGAACCTATTTGGTATGCTTCTACTAAGATTCTGCCTCATCTAGAAGTTCAAGTTGTTATTGATGCTAATAGAGATATCCATGTTTCAACCGGAACAGCAGGATATGTAGACTTTCAAATAAATCCTGTTGGTATGAAACTACCTGTTGAATGTTGGATACATACTCATCCTTTCGCTGTTGCTTATTTTAGTGGAACAGATATAGGGACTGTTAGAGTTTGGCAACCCATTATGAAAGAAGCCTATGTATTAGGTGGAGTGGAACATTATGGTCATTGGACTCAAGATAGACCTAATGCACTAGATATTTTTCATAACAACGAATATGAAGAAACACAAGTTTGGAATAGAAGAGGTGAAGAAGAATGAAAGCATATGGAGATTGGGTTGTTCTAGAAAGAACAACAAAGAAACTAACAAGTGGATTAATGATTGATGCAGGTAATGTTGGATTAGTAGTAGATTCAGCAGATAAGAAAATCATAGGAAAGCGTGTTTTGTTTTCTCAAAAGCATGAACAACATACCTATGGTGATTATTTCATGGTTCACAAAAATGCGGTAATGGCAATAATACAGGAAAAGGATGACGAATGATAATTAAAGGAACAGAAGTGAAAGAAAAACTATTGAAGGGAATAGATATTGTAGCAGAGACAGTAAAGCCTACACTTGGCCCACAAGCGAGAACAGTAATATTACAAGGTAATCCTCCGATAGTAATTAACGACGGAGTTACAATTACTAGATATATTAGTCATGAAGACCCTTATATTCAAATGGGTATTCAATTGGTGCAAAATCTAGCAAGTAAAGCACAAGAGGGTAGTGGTGATGGAACTACTACTGCTTGTATTCTTGCTCAAGCATTATGTCATAATATGCTAGATGCACCGGAAATGAATGTTCATCAGTTTAATAGTCTAATTGAAGCACTAAAGGTTCTTACGATTCAATATTTGAATGATGAAGCGCAAGAAGTTGAGGATATAGATATACTTGGCGTGGCAACAATAGCCGCTAATAATGATAGTGAAATGGGTTCACTTATTAATGAAGCAGTGGGTATGGTTGGAAGAAGCGGAATAATAACAGTAGAGGAATCTAATTCTTACAAAACAGAATTAGTGCTACGAGAAGGATTAGAAATTAATGAGGGATATCTAAGTCATCTAATGTGTAATACAGATGGTGGAAAGGTGGTATATGAGAACCCTATAATCTTCTTATCTAATTTATCCTTCAACGCTTTCAAAGACTTAATACCTATGTTAGAGTATGCTAGTCAAGCAGGTAGGCCACTTCTAATCCTATGCAAAGGACTAGAAAGTTCAGCCATGAATAATCTACTTATGAATATCATAAATAATACAGTTCAATGTTCAGCAATACTAGCACCTAACTTTGGTGATGAGCAGTTGGATGAACTTCTAGACTTACAAACAGTAGTCGGAGGAAAGGTGTTTGCTTCAGAAGTAAAAGACGACCCTACCATATTTGTTGATGAGTCTTTTGGAAGTTGTGAACGGGTAGTTATAACAAAAGAAAAAACTACCTTTATCGGAACTAGCGGGACAGAAGAAGCCGTTGAAAATAGAATTCAAGAACTGGCCAAAACTCTAGAGGAAATAAAGGGACATAGAGCCGCTAGACTAAAGAGCAGAATTGCTAGGCTTAAGGGAGGCATCGCTACCATTAAGGTTGGCGCTTCTTCATCTATTGAAATGAGGGAAAAGAAAGAAAGATTAGACGATGCTCTTAACGCTACAAAGGCCGCATTAGAAGAAGGCATTATTGTCGGTGGTGGATTAACTCTAGCAAGAGCCGCTAAGAAAGCGGCAAAGGGAATAAAACACAGCGATTGGTTTTATTCTGCTATGCAAGAACCAATTAAAGTATTACAAACAAATAGCGGTATAACTACACCAAATATTAGTTTTGATAAAATGAAAACGAGGAACATAGGTTTCAATGCTCTAACAGGTAAAACTCAAGACTTGAAAGCGGCAGGTATTTTCGACCCCGTTAAAGTCACCAAAAATAGTTTCTTAGCGGCTATGTCAATAGCACAATTGTTCTATTCAACAGATGTAGCAGTCCTGTTACCGGAGGAATAAATATGGGATATAGAGAAATGAAAAATTTAGCCTGTTATGTTGCTGTCAATCTCTATGATTGGGATAAGCAAGACATAGAAAGTATGGTAGAACAAGTAGGTTGTATTGAAACCGTAGTTGATTTTCTTACAGCGTATGAACACAGATTCGGCCTCGATTTGAAAGATAAAATCGAATGGGCTTTGCTAGCGGAGGAATAAAATGAAATATAATAGTTTCAAGAAACAAAGAAAATCTAAAAAATCTAAGAAATCTAAAAAGAATGCTTGGACTCCTTTGGTTAGATTTGAACTAACAAACGAATATTTCCCCAATGTTGATGTAAGCAGTTTAGAATATGATGAGTATTGGTGTAATGATGAATATATCGTTAAGGTATATTATCCGAATAATCCTGCTCATCAATTCTCAAATAACAAGTTTACATGGTTATGTTTTAGAAATGTTAGAAATACTCATACTGCTCACGATTGGCGAGATATGCAAATGATGAAAAATCAAATATGCGGTGAAGAAAGAACCGCAGTAGAGGTTTTTCCTCCTATGAGTAAACTAGTTGATACCTGTAATCAGTTTCATATGTGGGTTTATCCCGAAGACTACAAGTTGGATTTTGGATATAACGAACAATCTATTATGCCCAACACTACAATTGCTAAAGAGGCCTTCAATAATAGTATGAATAAGGCAATAAAAGAGGCTAAAACGGAAGAAGAAAAAAGATACTTACTTTCAACAAAACATCGTGTAGAAGTAGACCCTACACATGGAAAGCAAAGAGCCATGCCCGAACATTTTCTATCGCCCGAACTGATGGATAAGTTAGGATATAGATATGAGAGGGGTGATGATAAATGATTAAATGTCCTAATTGTTGGAGAGATATGACTAAGTATTATGCTAGAAGATATGGTAAATGTAAGGTATGTTTAGAGAATGGTGATGAAAAATGAAAAGAAGAGCAGTAACAGTAACATTACCTGCACCGCATAAAGCACAGATTAAATGTCCTATTTGTAAAGGAAATAAGTGTATAGTTTGTAACATGACTGGTAATCTAAAGATAGATGTTGCACCAAAGATACCTATCCAAAGAGCGCACATTATCAAATATGTCGTTGAAAATATACACGATATTGCAGGAGAAATTACAAAGAAATATGGTTTAGTTCCTGAAATAAATACCAAAGAAGTAATACAAGTGAATAACGGCCAATATGAGATAGTCCAAATATCTTCTTTGGGCGGGGCTTGTTGGGTAGTAAACAGATTAGATGAACTAGATACACCTAGATACTTTACTTCTAGAAAAGAATTAGATACATTCAAGCAGGGGTGGTTAAGTGAGTGAAATGCCAATAGTAGGAAGAGTAATTAGAGACGCAACACAGGAAGTCTTAGTAAAAAGAGGAGTCTATTGGAATATAGAAGTCATGGATATTCGTTGGTTTAAGAATGATAAACCAACTAACAAAGGCATTAGGCTAAACATGGAAGAGGCTAAAACTCTTCTAAATATATTAAGGAGTGAATTAGATGACGGGAACTAAAGGAATAAGCAAGAAGTTTGCGAAGAGAAGTTTAGAGAAAGCAAATCAACTTAGGCAACACACGCCTAAAGCATTAGAGGAATACTCTAAGAAGGCACATGAAATATTGGATTTGTTTTCTTGTTATTTAGAAAATAACATGAAAGTGCCACCAAACTCCGGCAGGGGTTGTCGAATGACAGAAGAACATATCGAATTACATTTTGGTAAGTTCTATTTAACAATGAGAAAAGCAATGGATAGTGAGAACAATGGATTTTAATAAATTATATTTAATATGCAATAACAATAAGAAATTTGACAACTGGACTTTAAAGTTCAAGAAAAAACTAACTGGTCTAGCATTAGACCATTTCAATCAAGGATGGATTGATGTAAGAAAAGGCAACTACTTAGCAAGAGCAATTTTTGTGTGCTACTGGGAAATTTATGCTAATGGTAATTTAGCAAAAGTAAGTCCTGCTATTACTCAAGCCACCTTAGTTCATTTAATGCACCGATTTCTAGAACAGGAAAGATTTGAAGAAGTTGAATTAATTCAGCATATGATGACTAATTTCCTAAGACTATTGACTGTAGTAGAACAGGAGGAAGAAGAGTGACTGATAAATGGATAACAGTTTGCAGGTTATTAGAACAAACAGAAAAAATATTTCCCTCGACTCAAGTAGTATTAGTATCAAGACAACTATCTCACTTCGATAACAAGGTGAATTTGTTTAAATTACTCTCTCTAGAATTACAAGAAAACAATATAGGTAAGGCCAAAGCAGAATTGTGGGCATCTAAAATATTTGATTTGTTTCCTGAAGAAGTTGCTAATGCAGTTTCTAATTATGGAGATATAGGTAGTGCTATCTATTTCTTAGAGATATCTAAGAAAGCATCAGATTTTACTTTGAAACAAATCTTAGATGTTCTTCAACTAGATTGTGCAAAAGCCTCCGGTTCTACCTTTAAGTTGATTAAAGAAATGGTAACTAAAATGTCCGACATAGAAAGAAAGTGGTTCTTCAGATTCTTAGTTAGAAAGACTAGAAATAATATGGGAGAAGGACAACTGAAAAAGATATTAGCAAAGCATTACAAATTAAAAACAAAAGATGTAAAATCTCATTTAAACTTCAACTCATTCTCTGATGTTGTGATGTATTATGAAATGAATGAAACCCCCCCAATGAATTTATCACACGGTTCTTTTGTAAAACCAATGTTAGCGAAAGATGTCCCTATGAATAAGTGGCCGGAGAATAAGATTGTAGACTACAAGTATGATGGTAATAGATACCAAATACACAAAGAAGGAGATAATGTAATTATCTTCAATCGTAAGGGTTCTATTGTCACACCACAGTTTCAAGATGTTGTGGAGCGAGTTAGAAAGTATGATGTAGATTGCATTCTTGATGGTGAGATATATCCAATTAATGATGATGGTTCACCTGCTGAACACAAACTAATGGGAACAAGAGTTCATTCTAAAGACCATGCAGAAGCAAGAGAAAGAGTCAAAGTTAAGTGGGTTATATTTGATTGCCTCAAGATGGGAGATGAGACTATTATGGATTTAGAGTATCTTAGTAGATTACAATATATGAAAAAATTACCTGACCAAGCACATAGAATGAAAGAGGGCGGTGATGTTCTAGCATTCTATAATAGAGCGATTAACGATGGTTTTGAGGGCATTATTGTTAAGGATGCTACCTTACCCTATGAGGCAGGTAAAAGAAGCGTGGGATGGGCTAAATACAAGCCTCCTCGCATTGAATTAGATGTGGCTATTATAGCGGCTAAATATGGTCAAGGTGATAAGTGTGATGTCTTTGCTTCATTCAACATAGGAGTAAAAACAGATGTAGACTTTCATCCGGTTGGATGGGTTGGAACAGGATTTTCGGACGATGAATTGTATGAATTAACTAAGTCTTTACGAAAAAATGTGGAGTATTTTTCCGGTGGAATTTACAAATTGCTTCCAAGAACAGTTTTAGAAGTTTCAGCAGATTTAGTGTCAATGGATGAAAAAGGAAACTATGGTCTTAGATTCCCTAGATGTAAAAGAATTAGAGAAGATAAATTCGTAGCAGACACAAATACTCTAGATGACATAATTAGATTATATTCCGAATAACGCTAAAGGTGATTATTTAATGACAACCATTAACATACCGCAAGCACCTGAAATCCCTGAGTGGATTGAAAAATATGGGTATGTAGATATTTTTTCATTTTTTGCTTATGGTAAACTATCTCAAGATGATGTTGATTTACTCATCAAAGGATTAATGATAGCATCCGATTTCAATACTTTTGATAAAATAGCAATAGCGTTTGATTACATCGGAGAAGATGAAGCAAGGGCAGTAATGAAATACAGAGGAACTAGTATCAAATTTGTCTTCGCCGGAGGGTATGCAGTGGTAGAAGATTTGCTCATTTTTACAGTATTAGATGGTATAAATTACCTAAGATTCAAGGGAGATTATGTAGGATATACAAGGGGAGAATCGAATGTATAGTAAAGAAACACTAGCAGGAATAATACTATCTAATGCTACTTTACAGATACAGGTAAATCAAGATTTAGCATATAAATTAGGGTATTCCTTAAAAATCAAAGTAGTGTTGAGAGGCAGACCCGAATATTTAGAAGCAATATACAGAAGCCTATTACAACAACAGATTAATTCTACAATTAGATTAGTCGAAAGTAAAAATCGGCCAAAACCAATACTGTTTATTAGTAGATTGAGTGATTTAATGAAACTTCAATTACTTATACCTAGAAACATACCCGCTAATAAATTTGATAGAAGAGTATTTGAACGACTAATAGAAATCTTAAGTAAAAAAGAACATCTAACTCTAAAGGGTCTAGATGAAATATTAAAAATAAAAGAGGCCTTATAATGGGACTAATAAATATAAATAAAGAAAAACCAATAATCATAGTAGGTAAAGTTGGAACAGGAAAAACAACTCAAGCCAAAAAACAACTACCTAATGCTAGAATAGTTTACGCAAATGATTGCGATATAGATATATTTTCTCTGTCTAGAGATAATGGATTAATAATAGAAGATGTTCATTTTAAACCAGACACTAAGATTATCTTAACTATAATTAGAAATTTTAGAGGTAAACTGATTCTAACTTCAATAAATCAAAAATCTATTCCTAAGCAAATAAAAACTATGTGTAAAATAAAAAGAGCAGGAAAAGAAAACTTTCTAAGAGAGAGTATAAATACTCTAGCACCTAGAAGTGTAGAACCTAACTCCTATGAAAGAGACACCTTTTCTCTAGTTCAAGACTATCTTAGAACTAAGGATAGAGAACTAATCTGTGAGTTATTGAAGTTTAACAAACCCAGTGATATACAACTACTATCATGGTTAGATAATAATATTCATCCTAACAAAATAATGTTTGTTGATAGGGTAGTAAAGAGAAGATGGAAGTTAGATTATTTCTATGAACTTCTTAGTTACAGTCATGATGGTAATCACTTTGGTAGAACTGAAATGCCAAAAAGGGGTTCTTATTCTAAGATGCCTTATTTAGCAAGAAAGATGAAAATAAAAGATTTTAGAGTATTTAAACAACTACTCGCAGATGACGAATTTAAAGCATATGTTGGAACTAAAATGAGCAATACAGATTATCGTAGTTTAGGCTTAGGTGAAAAGATAAAAATTAAAAAACAAAAGAAGCCGGAACAATACCAAAAGACATTGGGTGATTATCTATGAAACATACTATACATGGATATCAATGCATCCACTGTGGAAAAGGCATGAGATTAACTAAAAGAAGTAGATTATCTTCAACTACTAAACTTTGTTTTGCTTGTATTAGTAATAGAGATAATTTACCTGAAAGATACTTTTGTGAAGGTATTTCTAAATCTACTGGAAAGAGATGTAAAAAAATAACAATGGAGCAATATTGCGCTCAACATAAGAATGGAGATGAAAATAATGAGACACAAGTTAGCAAAAAAGAGAATAACAAAAATGTTAGATGAAGATAATTTAACAACAGGGCAAATAAAAGAAAAACTAATTAATGCAAAAACCGCAACGGGTAGACCCTCTGTAAAGGGAATACTAACTAATAATCAATTACAAATGGTTCTAAGTCAAAACTATCGTAAGGTTAGTTTTTGCTCTAAGACAAGACAAGTAATATGGGGGAATAAATAATGGGATTTGAAATAGTAGTATTATTATTTTTGGCAGGTTTTCTTTATTGGTTAGGAGGCCTACTGATGCCGGAATTTAAACCAATACAACAAGAACTGATTAAATATGAGGAGGAATAAAAATGAAAAGTGAAGAATTAGAAAGAAAAAGTGAAGAACTAAAATCGAAAGCATACGAAGCCGAGCAACTTGAACAACTACTTGAACGGGCTGAAAGAGCAGAGGGCTATATTACTGATATTTTAGGTATGATAGGAGAGGTTGATATTCAAGAACCTCATGGTTGGCTAAGTGAAATTATGTATGAATTAGTTAGAGAAATAGAATCTAAGTTGGAGGCTTTGTGATGAATGAATTAGAAACAATTAAGAGAGAATTAGAAATAATTAAGAGAAAATTAGAACTTTTAGATATTATAAATGATACTACTAACACTTTGGATTACGAAATACTAGCCAAATTAGAACGAGGTTTCTTCTTTAGAAGAAGTGAAGTAGAAGGACTTTATGATAAGGAGATTCTTGATAAATATAAATATGAAGCGGAGAGAGTATAATGTTATGGACAGAAAAATACAGACCAAGTAAATTAACTGAAATAAGAGGACAAACTAATTTTACAACAGATGCGTATAATTGGATTGAAGAAAACAATATGCCTAACTTGTTAATCTATGGTCAATACGGAACGGGTAAAACTGCGGCAAGTATTGTTTTAGCAAAGTCTATTCTAAAAGATGATTTCAAAAATAACTACATTGAAATCAATGCTTCGGATGATAGGAAACTAGAAACCGTTAGAACGACAATTAAGAATGTAGCACAGAGTATGACTTTAGGTGATGCACCATTTAGAATAATTCACCTAGATGAAATGGATGGTATGACAAGTGATGCTCAAAATGCCTTGAAGAGAATCATGGAAAGATATGCTGACAATGTTAGATTCATCATAACCTGTAATGATAGGAACAAAATCATATTTGCTCTACAAAGCAGATGTGCAAACTACAACTTCAGGCCTGTATCTAATGAATCCATGCTCGAAGTAGTCAAGGATATTCTATCAAAAGAGAGGGTCACGACCTTTCAAGAAGAGGACTTGAAGGAGTTTATATATTCTATGAATGGTGATTTACGCAGGGCAATTACTGAATTACAGGCCGCCAAATCAAGCAAGACCACACTTAAGAAACAGGTAGAATCGGGTCTAGAAGAATATCAAAAAATACTAATAAAAATAACAGATAAAAATTCCAACACAATTATTGATATGCACAATTTAATTTATGAGGGTAGGTCTATGAAAGAAATTTGTAACGGATTGCACGATGTTGTAATAGGTTCTACCGGATTAGATACAGCGCAGAAGTTCAAACTACTGCGTGTTATAGGAGAAGCCGAATGGCGTTCTTCGACAATGACTCCAAAGATATTAGCGTCATGGATGGTGGGGCAATTACTTTAGAGAAAAAAACAGGAGGTAAAGAAAATGAATACTGAAATAAGTGAAGAAATGAAAAACGAAATAATGAAAAGTTTGCCATATATTGGAATGAACGAAGAAGAGGCAACAGCCAAATTCCTAGAAATTTGTGCTGAAAATGATATTGAGCCAACCAACCCTATTGCTAAGGGTCTTTGGCGAAACTATGTTGCCAACAAAAGAAGGATGGATAACTCCAACACTTCTAATAGCGGAAACAATGATTTGTTTAAAACCGCTACAGGCTTCTTTGTTCTTCTAGAAGAACCTAGAGATATGATGGCATGGAACAGAATGAAGGCTAAAGAGGAATTTATGAGAGATTCCGACAATGCTCTAGAAAAGGGCTTTGTTGCTGTAGCAGAAGAAAAGGAAAATGGTTATCTAGTTTCTAGATATCATGATGGTGAATATAGAGAGGCAACTTTGTCTAAACTTCCCGAAGGTGCGGAAGAAAGTGATGATGGTCAAATCTTTATTCCACTTGATAATACTGCTGTCTATATGAATGGCGGTAAAAACGCTAACTATGGTAAGCCATTACCTAAAGAACTTATGAGAAGAATAGGTATCTTCTACGGAACTGTTACAGGTCAGTTTGAAGATATGAAACCCTACTTCTTTTCCTACAAGAACAAAGGTGTAGACTTCAAACCAAAGACCTTTGATTGGGTTCAGTTTGTTTGTGTAGCAGGTTCTAATGGAACTGATATCTATGGAGCAACTGATACCACACTAAAGACATTAAGAAGATGTGAGGATGTTAATCCGGATGATGATAAATATGTTAATGTCAGCATGCTTGATATGCAAGCACTTGTTCAAAACAATTTTGATGATAACAAATGCGACCTAGTAGACCTTGATAGAGTTCATATCCTAAACCAAAATCTACCAACGAGAGAAAGATATGTTATTACTCAAGGCTCTGTTGTTAGCCTAAACATGACACCAACATCTAATGGTAACAGAATACTGAACATAACAGATTTAACGGTAGAAATGGATTCATCTTCCTTTGAAGATGGCAGTCTATCTACTACTTGTTGGATTCCCGAAGCAATTGACATTGACTTTGGCATAGGTTCAGAGATTTTAGTTGCAGGGAGAACAAGCCAAAGAGTCATTGACGGTGAAGCAGACCCAGTTACAATTAATGTATCGGGAATGTATTGTCTATCTAAAGTAGGTCTAGCACCGGAAATCAGTGAAAGACTAAGTGAGGAGAACTACGACGAGTGGCTTTGATTACTTTCCGAGGGAACTAATGCCCTTCTTCAACAAGTGTAAGTGTGAACTTGTGGAAAAAAATTGATGCTCGAATGGGTGCGAAGCCTATTTCTAAGGAGAAATCAAAATGAGTTTAATACAAGATAAATTACTAGTAAAACCAAATAGTTATGTTATTTCTTTGGAGGACATTACTTTTATTTCCTATAAGGAAAACGAATCAAAACATGAAGAATATTGGTTAAAATTATATTTTGGAGATATGGAATCTAGTAGATTCGTTAGATATGTAGCAAGAACAAAAGACGAACTAAAAGAAATAGTGTATCAATGGGCGGGTCTAAAGGACATTGATATGACAGAAGATGACTTAGACAAATTACAGAGGTGATAAAAATGATGAATATAAAAACAAATACAGAACAAGCGAAGCAAATGACCAATAACGCTAGAGTTATTGCGTTTGCGGATAAACTAAAGAAACAAACAAGTAAGAGGTTGTCTAGAAACAATAGACTACTTTGCGGTATTTGGGGAGAACCTAAAACTGTTAAGAGTGGTCTAGCGTTAGATTTTCCTAATAAGCAAGTTTATGTTTTAGATTGGGATAATGGTTGCGAACCAACATGGAGGCAAAACCACCAAATGACCGAAAGAATTACTTTGTGGAATCCCGAAGTAAGAAATCAAAATGGAGAATTAGATATACAAAAGTCAGAAGCAAATTCAGAGGACTTTGTGTTATTTGTTAAGTCAAAGATAGAAGCAGGAGAAGATGTCTTGTTTGTTTTTGATGGAGTAGACAAATGGTTAGACTGTTGCACACTTCATGTAACAGGTTCTTCTAAAATAGGCAAACCACAAAAGATGAAGTTTGAATGGGGTAAAAGAAATGCACCATTTTATTCTTTATTGAAGATGTGCTTAAATCTAAATTGTGACCAAATCTACATTACTCATGCTAAGGCAGACTATGGGGCAACAGGTGAAGTTATTGGTTCTAAACCTAATTGGCACAATCTAGGAGATTTATTACACCAAATTATCTACACTAGAAGAACAAAAAGAAAGAACGATGTAGTCTACAAAGCAGAACTACAAAGCAGTAAGTCTAATACTAAACTAGTTGGAAAGGTTTGGGAATCTCTAGAAATATCTAATGGAGAAGTAAAGTGGAATGGTCTTAAAGAACTAAAAGAGGGAAATATATGAAATTTGAAATACAAGCACAAGAACTTAAAAATTCTTTAGAGAAAATGGAAATGAAAGGCAAGTATGTTACAGTTGGCGGTTTCTCATCTTCTACTTTAGGTGAAAGTGTTTTGGCTTTCATAAGTGACAACGAACTTCATTTCATGAATGGTGATGCAACCACTATGGCACTTCTATCAGTAGAAATAAATAATCTAGAAGATGGAAGAGATACGCCATTTTGTTTCCAGTTTAAGGAACTAATGCCATTTCTTAAAGCATTTAGCGGTAACTTGTTCTTAGATATAAGTGAGGCTCAAATAGAAATAGCAACCGAAGATGACACTAACATAGTAAAAATACCTTTAATACAAACTCCAGATAATTTACAAACAGTGTATAACATGAGAGCCATGCTAACTCAATTTACTAACTATAATAGAATAGTAGAATTTATTGATGGAGACGAACTACCAATGTTTAACAAAACTAAGTTAGAGTGTGCTTCTATATTCAACAATGAAGAATTAACAAAGGCTCTAAAAACTTGTGAATTAATAGGCACAGGTATTTTTGAAATGACCCTAAATCATGAGGGTGAAATTTTCGATATTCGCTCTACTTTACCAAATAAAGAATACATACACACTATACAAGATGAGGAAGTAATAGTAGGAGAAGCATCAGTTAGTTTTACTTCCCCCGTATATTCTTTCTTTGAGAAAAACTCTGATTTGATTCTTTTAACAAAGGATGATTCACCAATAATATTAATTGCAGAAGATAGAGTTTTACTTCGTGCGCCAAGAGTTAGAGGAGATTAGAATGATAATTAACGCCAGTAGAAATAAAAAACAAATATACAAATCATGGAGAGAAAATGGCGAAAAGAAGTTTGAAAGAGTAAAGTTTAGGCCTTATTTCTTTATCAAAGAAAGCGAAAGCAGACCCCCACACTACCAAGTTTCTAAATATGTTCAAGGTGAATTTGAATACGAAGAGGGAGAGTTTTACAACTTACAAAAAGAAAAATTAGTAAAAGTGTATTATGAAAGTGGTGCAGATAGCAGGGCTAAAAATTGTTTTAGAGAAACCTTTGAAGCAGATGTTCCTTATCATTTTAGATACGCAGTAGACTGTATAGATGAAATGCCTGTTTATGAAATGCGTAAATGGTATTGGGATATGGAATGGCAACAAAGTGGAGAATATGATGGCTGTATTACTACTATTGTAGTGTATGATAACTATGATGAGAAATATTACCAATGGGTATGGCTTCCTAAATGGCCTTC